GGGCTGTAGCGGTAGGCGTACACGCGCGGGCCGAACACGCAGAGGTACTGGCCGCGCCGCTGTGACCACAGCGCCACACCGACCTCGCCCGTCTCGTTCTTCGCCAGCTCGTCGATGGGTCCGCCGATGTCGTCCTGCTCCTGGATCTGGCCGGTCACGGTCTGCATGTGCAGCGAGCGGAAGCCGCCGCGCGTGAAGTAGAACAGGTCACCCAGGACGTTGACCACCGAGCGCGGCTGGTCGGTGCCGGGACCGTTGATGATCCGCACCAGGGTGATGTTGCTCGGCTGCGGATCGGTAGCCCAAAGCTGCATCGAGTCCGCGAAGATCACGGCCATCTTGTCGTCATAGACCCCGAGGCCCTGGATGCGGCGATCACCGCTTGCGTGGGTGATGACCGGGATGTAGCCCGCATCTTCTGGCGTCACCCAGTCGCTCGGGCCATTGGCCGTCGAGCAGAACCGCACCACACCGTTCACGTCATCCGGCGCGAACAGCTTGCCCGCCGCCTTGAGGACCGTGGCCCCCGGCGAGAACGGCAGACGAATCTGCGTGGCGAGAGCGGTGTCCGGGTCAGTCGCTTCACGGGTCACCCAATGGTGCTCGAAGGTGGTGCCGCGCGAACGGTCGTCAGTGTCGAGCCACCGCTCGACGACGAGGTAGGGGTACACGCCGAAGCTGGCGTTCGCGCCATAGGACTCGACAGCCGTGACCCGCACCAGGGTGTTGAGCGGATAGGCGGTCGCGGTGCCGTCGAGCTGGAACTCGACCTCGTTGAGCGCCGAACCTTGGTATGGCTGATCCACCCGGATCTGTGTGGCCGACAGCCGGGCAACGACCTTGGCAGTGAACCCGGCACGCAGCACCGAGAAGTTCCGCCCGTCGATGTTCTCGGGCCAAGTGCCGTTCACCAGGGTCACAACGTCCGACGACGGCGCGAGGTTGATCGTGCGCGACAGGGCAACCGGCGTGGTCGAGAGGACGAACGGGTAGACGCCGGGCGGCAGCGTGACCACCGCGTTCACCACCGCGTTCTGCCCGTCCGTCGATACCACGGTGACCGACTGGACGCCACCGATGAGGATGGGGTTGCCCACCGTGTCCACCGGCCATTCGCGCCCGATGATCTGGATGTCAGCCGATGAGTTCACCGACACCATGATCGACGAGAAGTAGGCGTCACCGAAGCCCAGGTGGTCGTAGCGCACACGCACCGGCCCGACCGCGTTCAGCGGCACGCCCTGGCCTGCTGGCGCTGCGGCGCGCAGGGTGCCGCCCAGGGCATAGAGGCCCTTCGAGCGGGGATCGAGCTGCATGAGCGGGCGCAGGCCATCACGCGCCTCGTACTCGCCGCCGAGGGTGAGGTCGAGGTTCTTCGCCACGCGCGCGGTGCGCGGGTCACTGGACTCGCGCATGCGGCGGACATCGAGGCCCTGCATATCACTGACGCGGACGTTGGTCATGTCGGACTCCACGGCGTCGTGCGTTCGAGGTACACCTGAACGCTGCCGGTGCAGCCTGCGGGTGGGGTCATCAGACCGACAGCCATGCGAAGTTGGTTCGGCTGCGCGATGGTGAACAGCAGGGTGTCCTGGGCCGAGGCAAGGGCCTCGGCAGCAGCTTGGGTCGCTGCGGCATCCAGCACCGGAGACAGTTCAGTCAGGGTGTTCGGCACCGGAGTCCCGTCACCTTGTCCAGAAATGTGCCGCACACCGAGCTTCGATGTCCCATCGAGATTGAACACAAAATACTGGTTCGTGTTCGGATCGAAGAACGCCCCGGACTTCCACCAGATCCGGTAGGTGCCAGGAACATGACCGCTGGTGTCAAACGTATACCCGGCTTCGGGAGCAGGAACCCAGGCGCGAGCGCCTGACGCCAGCACCGTGAAGAACACCTGGGGCGGCACCTGTCGCACGAACGGCCCACCGATCTCCGTAGTGCTGGAAGCGTAGGCAGACTCCTGGATGGTGATGATGCGCCCGAGCGGTACGGCGGCGGCGAGCTGAACCACGGTGTTGCCGTCTTCGCCCTCGTAGTAGCGGGTGATGGTGACAACACCGTCGTTCGGGTTCTGGAAGAACCCACTCTGCGAAGTTGTGAACGTTGGGGTTGCCCCGGCGCTGACGCGCGCGCGAAGTCCATCCACCGACAGACGCCGATACCGGAAAGCCACGCGCACGATGTTCGTACCGTCACTCGGTACCTGCGTCGAGCGCCCGCATTGGTGTGGCTGCGTGCCTTCAAGGCAGTCGTAGTAGCTGACCCGGATCGGAGCCGTCAGCGGTGGGAACTGCGTTCCGGAATCGAAACGCACGGCGCTGTGGACTTCGTTGTCGTCTGCGTCCCACACCGCCAGCTCAGTGATGGCCGCACCTGTTCCCCCGGGAGTTTCGAGCGTCGTGGCCGGGGTCGTCGGGTCCACGAACACGTACTCAGGACACGGGATGCATCCGACTTTCTTGATCGGGCTGCTGATGAGACCACCGGAGCGGAACAGGCGGAAGGGCAGAACGCCGCGCCGCTGATCCCAGGTGATCTGCCCGATCTCGCCGTGCAGCGCCCAGCGGTACTCGTCGCCGGTCAGTGGCTCGATGGCGTAGCCTCCGTCCACGATGGGCCAGTCCTGGGGGATGAATCCCGGCCACGATCCGGTGCGGCGCAGAAGTTCTCCAGTCGCGGTGATCCAGCGCACCGGGTTCTGCTCCCAGTAGAGGCCCACGTCGTAGGTGTCGTCCGCAGCCAGGACCGGATTCACTGGGTCGCTGATGTCCCAGGTGAGCCAGCGGTTGCGGGACTCGCAGATGACGTGCAGCGCATCACCGATCACCCGCGCCTGGATCGCACCCTGCACGTTCGGGAACGAGAGCATCGACAGGGTGGTGAAGCTGTTGTCAGCATTCACGCGCACGACCGCGCCCTGCCCACGGCGGGAGGCAAGATACAAGCAGCCGGTGGTCGCGTCGAAGGCCCCAGCCTCGTAGCTTGGGACACCCTGAATCTCGCCCATCTCCTGCATGCCATCCAGCCGGGCGTTGAACACCCGGATGCCAGTGGGCGACGGCGCGAAGGCCATGAAGTCCGACCGCATGTTGCTGACGCGCTGGTTTCCCGCTGGGGTCTCCAGGAAATGCGCCGACGTGTCACGCCGGTTCCGGGTGTCGAGGGCGCTCGCCCCCAGCGCCACCCAGCCGATGCGTCCGCCCAGGTCCACACGACCCAGCTCGGCAGGCTGGTACTCGTCGTTCGACAGCCGCACCAGGATGCCGTTCGCCCCGCCGACCCACAGGGCATTGCGCACGCGGTCGCAGGACACCGACAGCGGAGCCACACCGGGCAGATGCAGACTCTTGGAGAACCGGAACCCGAACAGGCGTTCGAGCATCGTCACATGCTCAGTGAGCGGCGACACGATGGCAATGCCGCCGATGCCCCACGCGGCTGACGCGGTGGCTCCCCGGATGCGGCGATCCGCTTCCCGATGGGGTTCGACGATCACCAGGGCCTCCAGTTTTGCCAATTAGCCCAGCCTGCACCCGCGCGCACGAAGCGGTTGCGGGCCTGGGTCTGCGCGTAGGCCGACTGGTGACCGCCCATCTGGAGGCCCTCGCCGTCGCTCTGGTCGGACTTGATCGAGTCTGCGTAGCTCTGGAGATCCCGGCGAAGCGCCTGGGTGTCCTGTCCACCGAAGTGTTCTTTGACCAGGATCTCGGCCAGCATCTTCACCGCGATGCCATCCACGACCACCCGCTCGCTGTCCTGCATCAGCGGCCCCGGCACCTGCCGGTACTGGAGCATCAGCACGTCATAGTAGGGGTGGGTCGGCGCAGGCTCGACCCGCATGATCTGGTTGATGAAGGTGTACCGCATCGGGTACGAGAGCGACATGCGCGGCTTGAGGACGTTCGTTTCGCCCAGCCGGATGCCCGGCTCCAGCCGGAAGACCCAGCCATCATCAACGCGACGGATGCCTACGGCTTCGATCTTACCCGGTTCGGTGTCGTCAGGGACATCGTAGTCGGTGACGTTATCCTCGACAGGGATCTCGCGCTCCACCAGGGTGCGCAGCCATGGGCTGTTCTCGTACAGCATCGCGTGCGCCCGCCGGATGCGGGTGTCGATCACGTCCTGGATGTTGCGCGGAATGTTCCCCTCAGTTGCGAGGCCGCAACTGGCGAGCGTTTCGAGCCGGATTTCTGCGAGGGTCGGTGGTAGTGCGAGAGACATGGAACCCCGTTAGAGGCCCGGTGCCTCCACAGAAGTAGCACGCAGCTCACTCGGCGCACTCGGCGCTCCGCGAGGCGCAGGAATCGGGGTGGCCGATTTTGCTGCCTCGATGGTTGCCCGGAGGAGGTTGTTCGACAGACCAGTGACAGCCGCGATGGCCCGGATGTCGTTGTTCGAGATGGTGAGAACCTGATAGCCTGCTTCAACCAGCTTGGTCGCCTTGGCCCTGTCCATGTTCGGTACGCGCAGCTCCAGGAACTCATCGACCAGGGACTCGGGGGCCTTGGCCATGTCGGGAACGTGGCCTTCCTGCGAGGGCAGGGTCACGGTCTGCGAGGACTCAAAGGCTTTGGTGAAGGCTTCGTCGATGGGGTATGCGCGACGGAAGTTATCGACTCCGTAGGTGGCTGCGAGCCGCTCGATCTCAGCCTCCTCGTTCAGCTCACGCACTTCGGCGCTGGGTGGAAGGTCCTTGGGGATCTCGGGGAGCTGCTTGATGTGCAGCGAGCGGTCCCCTTGGTTGGCGTTGAACTTGATCTGGAGCAGCGGCTTTTCGTACAGCGGGACCACCATGATCTGGCTGGTCGAGCGTGGGATGAGGAAAGCTACGTGGCGGATCAGAGTCATGAGGTTCTCCTACTCGGGCGGTAGCATAACGAACCACACCCCCGAACACAAGTTCGGGGGTGCCCAGGACACGGGGAGTAGGGACCCGTGTTTTAGGATGTTCAGGGCACTACACGGTCGCGGGATCGACAGCCACGACGAAGTGCGCGTTCGGCACGGTCACGACTGGCGCGAGGCGCGAGTCGGTGGACATGCGGGTGAACCGCTGGTCGGGCGGATCCGCCGGGAAGGACACCTGCATGTCCATCTTGGGCGGGCAGCGAACCTCGAACGCCTTGCTGGCGATGCCGTAGCAGCGGCAGCCGAACGGAACACCGTTGTTCGGGGTGCCGATCTGGTCGAGGTAGTCGAGCGTCGGGTTGTACTCGATGGGCAGACCCGAGAAGTAGTGCTCGGTGTCCAGGATCGCCATGTCCTGCTTGCCCATCTTGGCAGCCGAACCGGCGCTGATGCGCAGACCCTCATGCGACGTGCCGGTGCGCAGGCGGTACTGCGAGTGGCCGTCGATGAACTTCGAGCCAGCGAACAGACGGTCCACGCGCGCGGAACGACCACGCCCGTAGATATTCGCCTGACGCAGCGCGATGGTCAGGCCACGGTACAGGTTGCCGTTGCCCGAGCAGTCCAGGGTGTTCAGGTTGATGCCCTGCACCGTGCCGCCGACGTTCTGGAGCAGCGGGTTGGCAGCGCGGTCACGGCCACCGATGGTGCCGACCGTGGGGGTGACCGAGATGAGCTGATCGAGGCCCGGGGGCAGCATCGGATCGGTGCTGTAGTGCATCATCCGGTCCATCAGGACCTTGTAGTTGTCGAAGTGCGTCTCGACCTTCTCGGTGAACAGGTCGCACAGCCGGTTCACTTCATCCGGCGGAGCTTTCTTGAGGAAGGTCTTGGTGCGCGGCTCGTTGTACATGACCGTGTACCCCATGTCGAGGTAGTCGGTATGCACGAACTCAAGGCCCATGTGCAGGTTGTAGAACTCGAACTCCAGGAACAGGTCGATCTCGTTCCCCTGGAAGCCGAGGACCTGACGGCCATTCCAGCCCTGGAGGGACTGGTCGCCTGCGACCTTGAGGTTGACGCGGGTCTTGCCGCCAGCCTGACCAGCATCGGTCTTGCGGCGACCCCACGAGAACTCCAGGAACGGCATCGCCTGACGGTCGATGGCGATGGCTTCCTTGCGGTTCATCACGTCGGTGGTGACCGCGAAGGCAGTTTCCCGGATGAGGGAGGGGGTGATGGGAGTGGGCATGGGATTGGTCTTTCAGCCCACTCGGTGGTGGGCTATGCTGAATACTTGTGGATGAGGCGCTCGCGTTCGGTCTTGAACTGCGGCGTTGCGGAAGACGGGGTTGAACCTGGGCGCAGAGGTTGGCCAGGAGTCGCCAGCTTGGGCGCTTTGGCCAGTTCTTCGGCTACCACGGCACGGAAGATGTCGGGCCACGCATCGGGGTGCTTCCCTTTGCGAGCCTTGAGGGCGACCATGATTTTCGGTTCCAGTTCAGCGAACCGAGCATCCCCGAGCTTGGCAATGTACTCATCAGCGATGCGATCAATCTCTTTCACCGCACGAGTCTGTGCCTGTACATATGGGTTAGCCGCAGGCGGGGCCTGTTGCCGCTGTGTCGGAGGGGGCTGTGGGGTTGGAGCAGTCGGAGGTGCAGGAGGGGCAGCCGGAGGTCCGAGCCGTTTCCGCAACTCTGCTGCGACCGATGGAGCGATCTCCAGGGCCTTCTCCTGGGTGGTCAACCATGCATCGAGTTCTGGCGACATGGTCGCCGGAACAGAGGTTGGCATGATACCAGCCTTCGTCGCCACGTTCTTGAGCATGGCGAGGGCTTGTGGGTCACCGTTCTGCAAACCGATTCCGACCTCGACCCACGCCTTGTAGTCGGGTGGGGCGAGCTTGTTAGCTTCGCACAGTTCGATGATCTCTTTGCCCACGGCTGCGAGCGGCTCGGCCTGCTTCACGCGCGAGATCAACTTGTTGACCTTGCGCCGGTAGTCACCGGGCTTGAGCTTCGACGCCGTATCGTTGGTCAGCTCCGTCAGCTCCTCGACGTCTGATTTCTCAGGCTCCGGGGCTGGGGGAGTTTCAGGGGCCTCGGCTTTCGGAGGAGTCTCCGGTGCTGGGTCCGCATCTACGTTCGTTGGTTCTTCGTCGTCTTCCGCGCCTGTGAGCTTGGCAATGAGCCGTTCACGCGCAGTCGGTTCCGGTTTCGGAGGATCGTCCGCCTTGGGCGGGTCTTCCGGCTTCGGTTCCGGCGGTGAACTGCCCTCGCCAGTCTGTGCAGGCTCGGGGGGCGTCGGCTCGCTCTCAGCGGGCTTCGGCTCGGGTGTGGCTGGCTCCTCGTTGATCGGAGTGATGGGCGACTTGTCACCCATCTGGAGCAGCGTGCTTGGTTCGTCGGCGGACATGGTATCTCCCTACTCGGTGGATTCAATCTAAACTGGGCCGGGAACAGAATCAGGTGACGGCGGGCCGCGCTCGGCCATCGTCGGTGATCCTTCTCCGGGTGTGGGTTGGCTCTGCGCGGCGTTGCCGCGCGGTGCAGTCGGGCCGACGCCACCGGGTCCGCCCATCGGGCCGACCGGCATGCCCATCGCAGCACGCTGCATCATCTTCTCAGGGGTGAGCAGGTAGCGCCGCCAATCGTGCTTGCCCATCTCGTACATGATGTCTTCGAGCAGCGGCTCACCATCGACAGGCAGCCCAAGCGAGGTGGCGACGTTGGCGAACTTCTCCATCGTGGCCAGCATCTTGTCAGCATCCGGGCGTCCGGTCGATCCGGCGCGCACTTCGAGCTTGAGCTGGCGCAGGAAGACTTCGCGCTCCAGCAGCGGAACGTAGGCTTGTGGCCCGCAGATTTTCTTCCAGTTCTCCTCGGGAACGAACTGGATCGCCATGTAGGCTACGTCGTAGAGGATGTCGTAGATCAGCTCGTCGAGCAGCGTGCGGCGGAAATCCATCTGCACGCCCATCTGCTCGTTGGCCACCGCAGCGGTGGTCGCCAGATCACCCGACGCGGTGCCTGCGGCGTTGCGGCTGATGCCGCTCATCATCTCCAGCTCGATGCGCGTCTCGTCGCGCCGGTAGAGATCCGGGTTGAAGGGTAGTGGCTTGGTCTCCGCGAAAGCGTTCTGCACCGACTGCGGATCTGACAGCTCGATCACTTGGTAGGGATTCGACAACTCGATAGCTTCCTTCTCGCCCTTCTCCAGCGCACCACGCTTGATGAAGATGCGCGGGAACGCGGCCTTCTGCGCCTCGGCCTCCAGGGTGCGGCGGCGGTTCAGCTCGTCCTGGAGCTGACGGGTCAGGGTGGTGTCCGACAGCGGAATCACACGGCCCGTGACGCGGTTGAACGGCAGGATGTAAAACGGGTACCAGCGGCGACCGACGATGACCGGGCAGTAGTTCATCATGAACCGCTGCATGCCCTCGGCCCACACATAGACGCGTCCCTGGCCCTTGTGCCACATTTCCCACACGGCGCAGCGGCCCATGTTGGTCTGCGTCTCCAGCGAGCCGCGATCACTCGGGCCTTCGCTTTCGCCTGATCCACCGCCCGTGGTCGGTCCGGTGCGCGACCAGCGCCGGTCCTTGCCCAGCGACTTACCATCTTCCCCGAACAGTACGATCTGCCCGAACTCCTCGGGCTTGAGATCCGGAAACTTCGAGCCGAAGTCATCGTAGGTCATGTAGACGCGATGGGCAATCCAGCCTGCCTCGTACATGCGCTCTGGTGACGGCACGGTCCAGTCGAAGCGGAAGTCCTCGGCCTGGATCGGGTCGAGGTTGAATCCGACGTAGCGGGCGATCTCACCCGGCTCGTAGTCCTCGGGGATCTGGCCCTGTTCGAGTGCCTGCATCCGAGCAACCCGGGGGTCACTCATGTCGTCCTGGGTCATCGGCTCGCCCGTGACTGGGTCGAGCTGTGGTTCCATCATTCCCGTCATCGGGTTCGGAACCATGATTGGTTGCTGGGCAATCGGATTGTTGATGACATCGCCCTGCATCTGATCGAGCAGATACTTCGAGACTACCTTCTGGAGATCCTCGATCTCTTTGGCGATGGCGTCGTCCTCAGTGAAGTGCTGGGTGGCCATCCGTTTCTTGAGCCACTGGTATCGCGCGAGGTTGTCGAGCTGGTCGTTCTGGCGACGAGCGCCAAGCGGATCGAGCTTCGGGTCCTCCTGGGGATTCAGCTTGTACACCTGCCAGCCGACCGTCGAGGCGTCCTGGATTCCGCCACGCAGCAGGCGGCGCATCTCCATCTCCTCAGCCATCTTCGCACAGTAGATGTCGAGCGTGCGCCCGAACTGGTGCAGGAGGGGAGGATGCTCCCCGATGATCGCACCCGGACGCCATGCGATGACGGGATCGCGGGCGAACAGGTTGGCGAGCAGGACGTACTGGTTGCGCAGGACGTAGTTCGTCGAAACGGTGTCCACGTCGTCGATGAGCAGGCACTCCTCGTTGACGTACTTGCGGTCGGCATCGAACTGCAAGTACCACCGCTGGAGGAATTGCGCGACCTCGACCTGGGCGCTGAACTGGGCGATGAGCGAGACTTCGCGCTGCACCGGCTCCGGTGCCTTCTCCTCGACGATGACCTCGGCTTCAACCTCGGGGGCAGCGACAGCCATGGCCATAGACGGGTCTGCCGGGGCAGTCGGGTCGGGAGACTCGGGTAGCATGGCGTTCGATCCTAGCGTGGGGAAGCTCGCTGTCGATGCTCAGAGTATCTCGACAGTTTCGCGGGGCAGACGGATCAGAACCTCACGATAGTCCGCCCAGGTTTGACCAACATGGCACGCAGTCAGAAGATCCGCAGGCAGCGCCATACGACCGTCTGTGGTGTGGAACGGAACGAGCTTCTGGTCAGTTTGTGTGTCGTTGATGACCTCGATGGCATCGAGGTCAATGGGGGAAACGACCAGCGCGTCAAGGATCATACCATCCTCCCCATGGCGTTTGAGTAGGTTTTCCAGGCAGCGGACACGGCGGCAATGCTCGCGGCGGGGATGTTCAAGCCGAACGAGTACCCACCGAGCGGGTGGTTGCCTACACCATCAGGAGAACCGACATTGTTGCGCGCATGAACGAAGGTGGATAGTGTAGGACGCGTGCCAGTGCGTAGTGTTGCGCTTGATCCTCGCAGCGTCCCATCGGAATAGAAGGCATGGGAGGTTGACGATACACGGTTGGCCAAACAGAACCGTGTCGGATTCGCATACGCGAAGGACAGGACACCGCCACCTGACGTTGACCAGATGCTTGAAATAACTTTACCTGTACCATCGGTCAGAAGCAGGTGTTGAATCTGCGAATCTGAGTTGCGAGCGCCCATCTGGATGCCGAGGGCGGTAGGGGACAGCAAAGAATAAACGCCGAAGTGATATGTATTCTCCCCGCCGAGCGACGAATGCGCGACAGTGGTGTCGAGGTATTTAGACCCTCCAACCAGACCGCCGCTCGGCGTGTAATCGCTGTCGATGAAGTTGACATTTGTGTCAATGTCGGCCCCACCGCCACGGAATACGGGGACCCGCGCCGCCGTTAAGTTGACGCCGCAGTACGGATTGAAACGGCAGTTGGCATCGGTAAATCCGGCGTTGGCGTAGGCAGTGACGAGCGGTTCAAGCGCGTTCACCATTGACTGCGTGACGGCCCCGCCAGCCGCGACAACACGGGTGTACCATCCGGTGAGAGAGGCCGGAACAGCAAGGCTACCGCCGCGCCGCAGCCCAAGACCGAGGCCGAGTCCACGCGGCATGGTCAGACTCCGAAGATGCGCGCGACAGCGTACATGACGACGAGTCCGCCGCCGAAGCCGATGTAGGTGTTAGGGCTGGTGACGAGTTTCACGAAGAAACCCTGCACCTGCTCAGTGTTCTTGCCGTCGCTCATGTCATCCTCCGTGGCGGTCTTGCGCCAGTTGATCGTGGATGCCGAGCACCTTCTGGCGCTCAGCGTGTTTGGTTTTGATCTTCTCAACATCCTCGTCGGTTTCAGCCTTCTCGATGTCCTTGGCGTAGGCGTCCATCGCGGCGATCTTCGCCTTGCGGTCGCGCTCCATTGCCTCGCGCTCTTGCTCGTTCTTGTCCTTGATCCGCTTGATGAAGTAGGCTGCGATCAGACCGACCGTCCCGCCGCCGCCCAGCGGGCCAAGCAATCCGCCGAGCATTGCACCACCGATTTCCTTGACCTCGGGGAAGGTGTATTCCTTGGTTTCGGTCGTGGTGCGGACGCGGCTCATGCGCCGGATCACGCCGGTCTTGTGGAGCGTCACCACCCCGACTGGAGTATCGACGTACATCGGGCCGATCTCGTACATCTCCTGCTCGGTGGTGTTCTGCTGTTCCTCGCGCGTGGAGCCGCAGCCCCCGAGCAGGAGGCCGAGCAGCGCCAGCAGCGCGAGCAGGACGGTGAACTTCATCCCTGCTTCCCCTCGGGGAACGGCAAGGGTGTGCGAAACTTCTCAGGGCGCACGACCGGATGCGGACGCGGAGTGTGACGGTCGGTTTCGCCCCCCCACGGTTTCTCTCCGCGCGAGCGCATGTGCTGGCGGAACAGCATATTGTGCTGCTCCAGCGCCTCGACCACACGCTCGGCCAGCACCTTGTAGCTGTTCGCGTAGGCTTTCAGCTCCATGGCCCGCGCTTCCTCGACCTGACGCACGCGTTTGACCAGATCGGCATAGTCGCGCCGCCACCAATAGACGAGCGCGATGGCGAGCGCCACCGGGAAGCCGAAGGTCTGGAGGAGGGCGGCGAGGTCCATTAGAGCGCGAGGTCCAGTCTGGAGAAGGTGATCTGGTAATCGACCGTTGCATCCGAGTCGGTGTCAACCGCCTCGACGTTGAGGTAGAGGGTCGCCTCGGTGCGGACTTCATCGGCCAGTAGCGTCATCGCCAGGATCTTTTCAGAGGTCGTCAGCGGGGTCACCGCTGTGCTGGTAGCAAGGTCATCGTCACCGCTCGTGGTGCCGAGGGTCAGCGTAGCAACGCTCGAAGATAAGTCACGGCTCGCGTTGAACAGACGGACGCTTTCGATGCGGCTCTTGGTGAATGGGTTGGGGATGGGGATAGCCGTGATCGCGGTGTAGATGTCGATGGAGCCGCGTAGGCTGGCTGAATCAGCCTCCTCACCTGTAGACCAGTTAGGGTTGTAGGTCATTTCGCCAGTACCTCCCGGCTACCGTGGCCGTCCACTTGGTAATGGCCGTCCAGCCCCAGGAGGGCGCAGCCTGCGCCCGCTGAGAGGGACAGGGACAGCGTGGCGGTGGCCATGCTGCTGATCTTCCGGCCAGCGCCGAGCAGGTTGGCCGAGAAGTCGGCGGACTGCATCTGGTACTGCGTCATGGCCGCGTTGAACGCCTGCGTGACTACCAGCGGCGTTTCGCGTGGCTCACCATTCGCTGCCAACAGCCAGCTATTGATCGTCAGCGTCCACGTTCCGGTGTACGTCGCAGTGGTCGTCGGACACCAGTGGATGTGCGGAATGATGTCCGTGCCTTCGGCGTAGTCGTGTGGAATCTGGAGGTCGTGGAAGGCCAACACGTTGTTGTTGGTGAACAACCACGACCACCAATCCGTTGCGATCTCGGTCAGCACAGCGGGGGACGGGACGCCAGGGGGGTTCACCCCCGCGCCGGCCCAGCGCCAATCATTCCAGCGCACTAGCGAGTTTCGCTCGTCGTAGCTCACTAGATGATACTCCAGAACGAGCCGCCCGCATCGTAGCTGGCGACGAGGGTGTAGCTCTGATACGTGACGTTGAGGACGAGGCTCGCAGCGCCGTCGATGAGATCCGGGGCTGTGGTGTCGGCGGTCACCGTGATGTTGTTGGTCGCATCCACCGCCTTGATGGTGATGGTGCGCCCATCGAGATCCGCGTCGATCTTGGGCAGGTCGATAGCCACCGCACCAGCGGAGGCGTCTGCGAGGATGACCCCTTCGTCGTCCGGGACGTAGGGCGTGACCGGCAGCGTGTCAGTGATCGGCACGACTTCCTGGTAGCCAGCGGGCAGGACATCGAGCGCCGACCGAATGGCGGCGGCGTCTGCTGATCCGAGCAGCCCTTCCATGTACGCCGTGATGCTGACCGCGCGGGCCACGCTGGTCGAATCCCACACCGCGATGGATGCCGAGAACGCGAGCGCCTGGATCGCCGCAACCTGCGGCGTGCTTTCCTGCGCGTTGATGTTCCCGCGCGCGACCGTCTGCTCACCACTGGAGAGAACCTGCGGGGCATCATAGCGCACCGCGCCAGTCAGGTCAGCGGTCACTGGCACCTGGGAAATGCCCGTCACCTGACCCTTGGTGTTGACCGTGACGACCGGGACCATCGTGGCCCCGCCGTAGGAACCTGAAACCAGCCCGGCCAGAACCTTGATCGTCGGATTCGGGTAGCTGCCCGCGAGGTCACCACCGGCTGCACCGCCGGGGGTGATGCCTGCGGCGATGGCCGTAGCGATGCGACTATTGACCGCATTGGTGAAGATCGTCGAGCCGAGGAACACCGAGAACGAGAGCTGTCGGCTGACACCGGACTGCACTGTCTCGAAGATGTCGTTGGCGGTCGGCGTTGCGTTCACCGGCATGTCAGAGATGAGGGTGTCAGCCATGTCACACGTCCATGTAGAAACAGACGATGTACGTTCCGGCAGCGAAGATCGCGTCCTTCACGAACGAACCGGGGAGCTGGCGGACTTCACCCGCCAGCACCGGGAAGCCGACGCCACCTGCGACATCGGTGAAGGTCCACGCGGCGGCGTTGTACACGTCAGCCGCGACGATCTTACGTGGGATTGAGGGAGTAGCTGCCGGGGTGATGGTGCCAGCGGACAGCTTGCCTGCTCCCGCCAGAACCACTTGCCGCACGGCGATACGAGGAACGACAGTGGAAAGCACGAGAACCTCCTGGGATGGCGTGAGGATAGAGAAACACCCTGGGCGTGCAACGCCCAGGGTGTTCCCGTCAGCTTACTTCGACAGGCCGGTCAGCGCAACCTGAGCCACGTCGGCAGCGACGAAGTCCACGCGCGCTTCGCGGTTGCCGGTGCGGCCATTCAGGTCGGTGTACGACACCGGAACCGACAGCATGCGCTCCTCGGCAACACCAGCGACGAACGCAGCACCAGTGACCGCACCGGGCTTGGACAGCAGCTTCACCAGGGTGGTGTCGGTCTTGAAGATGTCGATCTGCGCGCCGACCGGCAGGTAGTCGGTCGAGTCGGCACCGATGACCAGCACGGTCTTGTCGTCGCTGTCGAGGCACCACTCACCAGCGGCGGGGGCCGGGCTGGAGGCATCGAGGATGCGGGTGTACGGCACGCCATTGACGGTCAGGATGACCGACAGCATGTCGTCGGCCTGCACGCTGGTGGCCGCAGCGGTGAGCTGACCGATGGCCAGCTCGCCTGTGGTGATGATGCCGAGGCTGACCGTCAGATCGGTCTGCACCTTCGCGGCATCGGTGCGACCGCCGGTCGCAGCGACCTGACCGACCTTGTAGGCGGCGGCGGTGATGTCCGTGCCGCTGATGACGAAGGTCAGGTGGCGATGCTTGTCGCCCGAGGGGGAAGGAACGCCGAACACCTGACCAGCTCCCGGCGAGAGCGCGAGGACCGACTGGCCCGGCTCGAAGGGGGAGAGGCGCACGGCGGTCACCTTGTCGCAGGTGCCGGTGCTGGTGCGCGAACCCGTGCCAGTCGTGACCGGCAGGTTGATGACGCGGGGGGCCTTGGAGATGGGAGCGGACTGGAGGGTCATGGCAGATTCCTAGGGTTGGTGTGCCTGTGGCCCTATCGTTGGTGTGGTCGGGGGACGAAGTCAAGCCCCTTCGTAGGTCAATCCACCGTCCTGATTCAACGCCACGAACACCACCCGATAGTCCGGATCCCAGTTCGCCAGGGGTGTTCGATTGCGGGTAATCGACTCAACCAGCACGATGTTGTGCGGCGTCCAGTAGAGTTTCATGTACCCTTTCGCCAGGATTTCGCCGGTTTCGCGCGTGACCACCGCGAACAGCCCCGGGCGGTTGCGGATCGGCAGCAGTGGATTCACGCCGTCCATAGCACCCGTTCAATCTGCAAGCCGGTCGCTGAGACGATGCGCTCGCGCTCGCGGTTCTCCACTTCGCACCGGCCCGGGGAGTAGCGCATCATGGTCTTGCTTGGGTCGGATTTCGCGGGGATGCGGATACCGTCGTCGATCTGATCCGCACCGAACACGCGGACGCGCGTGGCTCCGATCATGCGGGCTAGGGCGTAGGCGGCGGTGATCGAATACTGAAACGGGACCTTCGAGATTTCGTCCCAGGTCCAGCTCGGGAGTTTGGCGAAATCCTGGTGGGTGTCCTGGATCTGGCGGCGGTAGGTCGGATCCTTGCACACCCAACCCAGGCGCGGGCGCTTGCCGTGGGTGAACTCATAGGTGTAGGCGAGCGTGTCTCCCGCGCAGTACCAGTCGATGGGGTATGGCACGCGCGTGAACGCGGCGTTCACGGCAATGGTCAACTGCCCTGGCGTGGGCGGGCACATCGTCCGTTCGAGGTTCGGGCCTGGAGCATAGATCAGGAGTTCCATTGCCCGACCTTCCGCTTCTCGCGTGGCTTGCCGTTGAGGTGTGGTGGGGCGGGTGACCGACTCGATGACGACGATGCGATCCGCTCTTTCATCCACTCCATCGACCACTCTGGCGGACCGGCTTTCGGTGGATCTGGTGGCCCCTGGGGGGTGCGCAACGCATCGAGCATGAGCATGCCGACCGACGCAGCGTCCACCGTGTCGTCGTGCTTGCCTGCTGGGAATGGAATGAACTCCTCCTCGATGATGTTCTTGAACAGTGGGTGGAATCGTACCTTGCCCTGCTGCATGCGACCACGCAACGATGCCGAGCGCGCGAGCTTGTCCCTGGTCGCGGTGAAATCCCAAAACGCCGCGTAGATCCGGCGCTCCATCATGCGTTTCTTGAGGAAGGGTCCAATGGTCTTCGAGATGTGAACATTCTCGATGGCGACCTGGACCGGGTGTTTGTTGTCCATTATGTCGCAGAGGTCTTCGACGATCTTCATGGAATCGAACCGCCCACGGATCGGCATGTCGAAGTAGCACGTTCCATCCGGCGCGATACCAAACGGCAGGAGCACGGTGCGGTCGTTGGTGGTCTTCTCCCCGATGGCGAAGTCGGTGGTGATGTACCAGTTCAGATTCGCGGGTGGGACTTCGTAGGCGAGCCACTCACGCTTGAACGCGATGCCTTCCGGCGGTGTTGGATTCTGCTGGTAGAGCGCCGACCACTCGCGCGGATCCATGTCCGCCTTGAGCTTCTGGAGTTCTGCGAGCGGCCACCGTTCCGGATGCAGCGCCTCGCCCTCCTCCCGATTCTTCTCCTTCTCGGTCGCAATCGCGGGGAAGCTGTACACATGCCACTTCGATGCATCCGGCGAGGCTTGCGACTGCTGGAGAATCTTGCCTGCGAGATCGTCTTCGTGCCAGCGCGTGAGGCAGATGCAGATGCCTCCACCCGGCGCGAGGCGCGTGCGCGCGACCGTCTGATACCACTTCCAGGTGGTTTCCCGCACCAGTTCCGAGTCCGCGTCCTCACGGTTCTTCACCGGATCATCAATCAGGAGACAGTGTGCGCCCATGCCCGTGAGGCCACCACCAACACCAACCGCACGGTACGATCCGCCCGATTCCATCTTCACGAAATCGATCGCGTTGGAGTCTTGTTGGATGACCGACGCTGGAAAGAGATCCGGATAGGTCGGATGATTCAGGGTGTTCCGGACATCACGTCCAAGATCCGACGCGAGATCCTGGGCGTAGGTCGCGGTCACCACCTCCCACTCCGGGTGCTTGCCCAAGATGAACGCGGGCAGGCAGCGGGAGACGATCTGGCTTTTACCGTGGCGTGGCGGGAGCTGGATGATCAGGCGCGGGCCGAGCTTCCGCTCACACGCCTCGATGAACGCCATCAGGAGTTCACAGATTTCTTCGTGGATGCGTCCAATCTGGTAGTCGCGGGTGAAGTATTCGGTGAACCTGATCAGTTCCCGGCGCGCGAGTTCCCGGCGGGCTGACTCGCGGTAGGCGACGGCCCGCGCGATGGCGGCGAGGGACTCCTCGAAGGATGAGGTTTCAAGTAGGTTCATTGACGATCCGTAGCAGCTCAGCGGTGGACATCTCGACGACCGAGGATGGATCGTGTGCGATCTGATCCGGGGTGACGTTCGTGATGTGGGTTTCGCGCGGAGGATCCGGAACGACTTTGTTGATGAAGAACCGCATGAGTTCGATGCGCTGGTCAGCGTTCAAGGCCATGAAGTTTCCGGTCGGTCGCCCGGAAACGTGGTAGATCGGGAGCTGACCTGTCATCGCAGCTTCGTGCAGAAGTCGCACGTAGGTGGTGAGATCGAGCTGCGCTCGCAGCTCGGCTGCGATGGAGGGCATGCGCTGGGCGTATCGAACCGGGATGCGTGGCATGTGCATGTATGGTAGCGTGGTGCGGGATTGGCACAACTGGAGGGACGAGAAAGATGATATGTACATACATGCACATACCTTTCAGGTTTTCACTACGGTTTTTTCCTGGGGACCCATTACCGGAGTCCCGGCCTCCGTGCGCCCGGATAAAGTGGATGCCCCTCCCCCGACCCCTCATCGTGGGTGCTTGTCGTCCGCGCTCGACCCGCATCATGTGTCCCCGTCATGTGTCTGTGTGTGCATAGGGTAGAGGCACACAACCCCGCCTCGAAAGGATCACGCCATGAGCGTCCCCCGTACCCTGTCCCCCTCCCTGTCCAGCCTAGTCGGTAAGGATCAGGCTGCCGCAGTCGCGCAGTCTGCCGCCTTCATCGGTCTAGCATCCCGCGCCGCCCGTGCCCGGCAGACTGCCGCGCCGCTCCTCATCACGAAAGCGGAGGCCGCATTCCTCCGGAATTACATGGCCAGCGGGGCGGACCCCCTGACGGCCATCCGGGAAGCGTCCGTCCAGTTGTCGGCAGTCTCGCACAATGCCCGGACGCTGGCCGTTGCGACCAACGCGCAGCGCATCGACATTCCGAAAGTGAAGGCCGGGCAAACTGGCGTAGATGGTCGCGCGCTGGCCGTGTCCATCCCGAAAGCGACCCCGGATGCGCAGCGTCCCGTGCTCCTCACCGCGCGCCATGAGCATGCCGACGGTGCCAAGGCTCTCGCGCTCCTGGACACGTTGCACATGCTCCGGGTCGCGTGGGATGCTGCGCGGGCGCAGTCGGTCGCCTTTGCGTCGATCAACCCGGAGAAGGCTGCCAAGGCTCCAGGCAAGCGTCTGGAGGCGCATGCAGCCGCGCTCCTGACTGCCGACCCGACACAAGTCGCAACCTTGCTCAAGGCCATGGGTCTGCCGGATGAAGCGATTGGCGCGATCCTGGCCACGATGGCGGCCAAGGCGCAACCAGCCGCAGTGGTCCCGGCCATTGCCCAGGTCTGAGGAGTGAAGGTGCTGCCCAGGCGCGAGCCTGGGCGGATCCTCCACCCCTCGACCCTGAAAGGATCGACCATGGACCGCAAGCTCCGCATCCTATCCCTCACTGTCCGCTGCGCAGCGGATCAGCATTCCGAGTGGATCTTCCACCCCATCGACCGCGCGGCTCTCCGGCTCTGGACTGCGCCCGAGTGGCTTGGGGAGGGCGCATGACTCGACCCCGCGTGGTAGTGAAGTGTTGCCTCTGTTCCGCAGCCCCGGCCTTGCCGGGGCTGTGTGTTTGTTCCGGGTGCAAGCGCGCACTCTTTACCCCTAAGTTTTCCACAATACGGTTCATACGGACCCGTAGATCAGCCATACCGTTGCACCTAACTCCTGATCTGGCAAGCACTTAGTCTGTGGAAAACTCACTTTTCAATGGTATGGATACTATCTATAGAGAGAGCGAGAGAAGTATAAATATAAGAAAGAAAGTGCGCTCTCCCTCTCTCTCTTCTCTCTCCGCTGTGGCGCATCCATACTAGAGCCATACCAACCCACTTGATCCCTTGTGGTGTATAGACTTACAGCGCGAAACACCCCCGAAACCGACATCCATGCCACGTATGGGCGGACCACCCCTACAGCCTGAACTTGACACGATTCCATGTCAAGTACCCTCCCAAGACTGGGAGCAACCATGCATATTCCATGCTACCAGCTTGGAGGCTTCCACATCGCCCGCACTCCGATCCTGGTCGTCCGGACCTTTGACGGACAGGTTGGATATGGGAAGCGGCTGACTTTCGCCCGTTCTCCTCTCCACTTTCTGCCCACAGCCGAGGCCGCATGCCCTGGGTACACACCGCGCACCGCGTTCGACCGGGCTGCGGCCTTGGGCTTGGCCCGGAACGAAGCTCTCGAATACCTGCTCCAGATCCCAACACCCCCGATTCGCTCACTGATGAGCTTTCCAGGCGTTTTCCTGGAGTCGGATCACCGGGAGCCGACCTGGGAGGAGTGGCAGCGGATCCGGCCCGTATTCAGCCCAGGAAAGCAGGAGAAGGGGGACGCCTATTATGCCCCCATCCGCGCCGGGATGGATCCGCCACGCACCGGGTTCTACACATAGATACATAGGCGCATGTCACGCCTCTCCGTATGTGCAATTTCACTTGGACTGATGTGTCCGGCCTTGTGTCCACACATATCCCTGTAGGAACACACCAATGACCGCTCTCCCATCAACTCCCCTGAATCCCACATCCCCGATAACCCATCACATCATGCTCTCACCATTCAGGGTTGAGCAACTCATCATCGTGCGCCGCGCCGATCAGAAGATCGAAGCTGCCTTCCCGCCGGTCCTAGGCACGGATCCGTGGAAGCGCCACGAGGATGCAAAAGATTTCTGTCGCCAGAACAACTGGCGATTCCTCACCTACAAGGTCAAGCCATGACACCAGCGCGCGTCTTCAACCTCATCGCAATCCTGTGCTGTGTCGCAGGCTTGCTCACCCCGATTCAATCGCTTGCCTTCCTGTGCTTCCTCATGGGAGGCATGCTCGGCATCTTGAATCTCACCTTCATCATTCCACTTGGAGGAGCCGACGATGATCCCCGATGAGGATGAACCTGAGACCGAAACCGAACCAGAACCCTCTCACATCGACTGCCCGGACTGTGGAGGTTCGGGCGGCGGTGATGACCACTGGAGATGCCCAGCCTGCAAAGGTCTAGGCACCATCCGCAACCCGAAGGCATACGATGAGTACTGAACCACGCCCCGACCCCAGGCTCATAGCCATGCACCTGTGCATGACCAACGAAACCCTCGCAGACACCGTGATGAGGATTGCCTCGCTCACGATGAAAGCTCAAGACACCCCAGGCAAGGATCTGCTCGCCATCGCCGTCGCGCCCCGTAAGGATCGCGCACCGGCCATGGTCTTTGCCATGGTGGACAAGGACAAGACCCCCTCAGAGCAGGTCGATAAGGCCATTGCGAGCCTGCACGGCTTCAAGGCTGAACTCGCAGAAGGGAAGGTCGAGACAGAGACCACCCCGGAACGGAACTGACATGCCACACCCTAGGATGAATCGGCATGCGGCGAGTATCCAGCTTGCCATCAAGTTCTGGACCGCCATCAACACCCGCAACCGCATCACGCTCAACCGCATCGACCTCGATCTGTTAGATCGACTCGTGCAGGTGGCGATCAAGCATCTTGCCAAGCGCAGAGCCGCGCAGGCCAGAAAGCGGGCGCGGTTGAACGCGCTCCGGGAGCAAGCACTCGCAGCGGTGCAGGCTCGACTGGGGCATCCATGAAACGTCGCATCAAGCGATGGAAGCCCAAGCGTGGAATGGTGAAGCTGCAAGCCGAACTGATCGCGCTCCAAGACAAGATGCGAGCCGCGTCGCTCCACAACCCTCCGCTGTGGGCCTCAGCGATAGCTCTTGGCCGCATCATCACCAACCAGACATGGTGCAAGCGATGAAGTATTCTGACGAAACCATTCACAGCATATCGTGGTTCTACTTCCACACTGCTTGCGATGTCGCCACCATCTGCCGGAGATTCAACTGCTCTCCGGCAGTCGTCACCCGGGCGATCAAGACGGTACGCCCAACGCACGATGAGCGGCCACCACAACCAACCCAACACCCCGGACCAGTATGAATCTGTTTCTCATTGACCAAGACCCGGTGCGGTCTGCTGAACTGTTCATGGCTCTCGATCCGATCAGAGCACGCAAGCAACTGCTCGAAGGCTGCCAACTGCTCGCAGCAACCGAGATTCTCCGCACGGGCAGCACCACGATGCTGCGGGCCGATGGTCAGCCCTATCGCCTCGCGCATCCGCATCATCCAATCACGCAGCGCATGGCGATGTTCCAATCGCAATGGATGCTCGCACACGATGTCGTGATGGGGCTGTCGATGCAGCTTCCACGACACGCCTGCGCGAACTCGTTTCGCAACTGGCGACCAACCCCGCTCTCACTCCCACACATTGGCCAGGATGTCGAGCTAGTGTTGGTCCGGTTGCATCAGCCGAAACTGTTGGTTCCTGATCGCGCAACATATGCATCCATCATGTCTGAGTACCTGAATACCAAGCAAGCCGCTTGACTTTCCATGTGTCCTAGGATGTGTCCGCATCCTAGGCATCATGGATGGCCAACTGCAAGCTCTGCATGTCGCAGAGTAAGCAATCAACCCACACGGCCTCCGTGGAGTATCCCATGTCGTTCCGCATCACCCCCGAGCGCCTCGCCGCTCTCAAGACCAACGCCCTTGCCTGCATCGCCGCCCGCGCCGTGCCGGTCGAGGCAACCATCGTCGAGTTCAGCCCCGAGATGCGCAATCTCGAACGCGCCCTGACCACCGCCAAGGCCCACTTCGCAGAGGGCCATCTCAAGGGTATCGCCGCGATCCTGGGCGAGTTCTCGGGCCTGGGTGCCACCGCGCAGAACGCGGTGCTGGAGAAGGTGGGCATCCGCCGCGCCGGAGCCCCGGGGTTCGTCCACAAGGCCGGTGAGTTCGTTGTGATGACCCGTGATGTCAGCAGCCACAACTACCCGATTGGTGAATGTGTCATTGCCCTGGCTGAGCAGGATGTCTGCCTCAAGTTCAATCGTGGAACTGGTGAGCTGGAGAACGGGAATTATGCCCCGTTCACCTACCGGGACTCGTGGCACTTCGCCACGACCGAGGAGGTCGAAGCGTGGTTCGCCATGGTCGAAGCCGCCTTGGCCGAGAGGGCAGCCAAGCCCGACGCCTTGCTGGCCAAGCTGGGTCTCGCGGTCTAACGGATCTCACACGGCGAGTCGCAACATCCGTTGTGACTCGCCTGTGTTCACACATCAACACACAGGAACACACATGCCCATTCTCCTCTACCCCACACGCCGGGACCTTGCGACTGATGTCGTCAAAGGTCCGGTCGTTATCATCGAACGCTTCATGGACTCCACACAGGCGTCCAAGTTCTTCACCTCGATTTTTGCGAACGGTCGTGCCATCGACCGCCGCGAACACCCGACCCTGGGCGAAGCGATAGACAACGCTGTCACCCGGGATCGGGATGGTGTGCGGATCAACAAGCCCGCCAGCTTCAACCCCCCGGATGCCTCACGCGAGGCGCTGGATATGGGTGTCGCTGGGGTGGCCACTGAACCGCCGCCCGAGGGTGACACGGAACGCTAGTTCCGATTACGCAGGGATCCCCGAGAGCAATCTCGGGGATCATTGCGTGACCGAAACGACTCACCTGCGACACGCGCAGGTTGACTCGCATCCCCGGCACCGAGTAGGAACACTATGCCCGAATCCCCTCCCACCCTAGATCGACGCGCCATCTGGCGGCGTCTGATGGAGCGCGCGGCGGCTAACACGCGCACGCCCACGATCCACGAACCTGCGGGCTATGAGTTCTCGCCCGATGTCGCGGAGGCTCTGCCACCGCAAGCGCAAGTCGAACTCGCTCTCCAACTCTCCAAGGTAGTGCTCGACACCAGCCGTCCGCGCAAGGCGCAGCGGGTGATCGAACCGCCGAGGGATGTGGACTTCTCGCGCGTCCGAAACTCGCTGACCAGACTGGCGGACATCGGTCGCATCCAGTCACGCCAGGGCTTCACCTTCGGGTTCGCAACTCGGGAAGCACTAGCGCGCGATCCACAGGCGATGCTCACACGCAATCGAGTGATGAGCCTCACCGGATTCCAGGAGATCGACGAACCTGACCGCGCGCTGCTGCCCGAGTGCAGTCGTTGTGGTGCCCAGGTCAGCGACCCGACCATGCTGACCATGGTGCATGGAGGTCTGGTCTGCCCGGTGTGTCGTCAGTTCGATGAGCGCGAGTGCCCGGAGTGCCACACCCACATCATGTGGGAGGACATGCGTGCAGCCCCGGGTGTCGCACCCATGTGCCCGCGCTGCTTCGAGGCCAGGATGGAGATATGCCCGACCTGTGATCGGGCGGTGCGCCGTGGTGAGGTGCGCAATGGCACCTGCCCGGGGTGTGTGCGTGATCGCTGCATCCAGAGCTACAGCCACAAGCCGCGACCGACGTTCTTCACGACACGCGGTCGTGTCCCGGTGCTCAACATGGACGAGTGGTGCATGGGTGTCGAGATCGAAACTGAGCTTCCTCGCGGCATCAAGGAATCTGAGCGGGCATACGAGGTATTGCAGACCGCGCCCGATCTGTTCTACGCCAAGCACGATGGATCATTGGAGCACGGTGTCGAGTACGTGAGCCATCCGTTCTCATCGGATTGGATGCGGAGCGATGCAGGTTCAGGCATGCTCAAGACCGTTCTCGCCAAGATGCGGGAGACCGGGCACAAGTCCTACGATGCCCCGACCTGTGGCATGCATGTCCATGTGACCAAGCGACCGTTCCTGCATGGTACTCTCGAGGTGCTGCTTCGGTTCGTGCAGATGAACCCATCGCTGATCCTGAGCCTATCGAGGCGCGAGGAGAGCAAACTGATCCAGTGGGCAAACCCGCGCGGGACACCGACCCAACACTTTGCCGACCTGGATTCTGGTATGCGCGAGATGTCACCGACGAAGTACACGGCGGTCAACGTCACGAACAAGACTATCGAGTTCCGCATCTTCCGTGGCACCATCGCGGAGGCCGGGTTCTTTGCGAACCTGGAGGCGGTCGAGAGCATGATGTTCTACTGCAAGAACTGCGCCACGCGTGGTCTGCTGCCCTCGGGTCCAGATTACAACGCCTTCGTATCGGAGAACGCCGCTCGCTATCCGAATCTCCTAGCAACCATCATCAACCGCGCAGCCAAGCGTGAACTGGCAGGGGTCTAATCATGTGCATCATTCTGATGAAACCTGACACGGTGGATCGTGAATCCATCACCAAGGACACGCTCTACAACTGTTGGCAGACGAACCCGCACGGGGCTGGTATCATGGTCGCGCATCGGGGTAGGATGCACGTCTGGAAGGGGCTGATGACCTTCGCCAAGTTCCTCGACTGTTGGGCGATGGTGCCGCGCGATGCTGTTGCTGTCGCCCACTTCCGCATCGCCACGCACGGCAAGCGGGACGAGAGCATGACGCACCCGTTCTGGATCAAAAAGAATGAGTGTGCCATGGTTCACAACGGGATCTTGCCGATCAAGGCGCGCGAGCAGGACGGACTCTCAGACACCGCGACGTTCGTCGAGGATGTGCTCAAGAAACTGCCCGCCGACTGGATGGACAACGCCGCTACCATCCACCTGATCGACGGCTACGCAGGCATGGGCAACAAGCTGGTGTTCCTCACACGCCTGGGGCGCGTGCTCATCCTCAACGAGCGGGCAGGAACCTGGGATCTTGGGTGTTGGTGGAGCAACGGATCGTACAAGCGCATCGTGTATGCGAACTTCGAGACGACCCCGCTCCTCGTCACTGGCCGCACCAATCTACGTGAGCGGTGGGGCAAGCGGAAGGCCAAGCCCAAGCCTGACGCGCACAAGGACGCAGCCATCTCCATCGTCACGGCTTCGAGGTCCCGGCATAAGAACGACGATGATGAGGTGTGCCGCGAGCTAGGCATAACCAAGGAAGAACTGCTAGAGCTGATGCTCGGGCAGGAAGATGAGGTCGCCATCCGCAACTACGAGGCTGTCGTTGAGAACGACCGCCGTGAATCAGGAAAGGACTGAACCATGAAACGCATCAATCTGGCTGAGGACGTGAAGATCACGGCCTATCGCCCGACCCAGCGATCCCTTCGTGATCGCTCGATGATAAACGGCCCGCAGCGGGCGCACCGTTGGGTCATCTGCATCCAGCGTGGGGGCAGGCAGATGCTCATACCCTATGCCCGTGGACCGAACCTCCAAGGTGGCAGCAGCATCGACACCAATGCGGTGTTCAAGACGCTGATGATGGAGATTGCCGCTCGGCATGTCTCGACCACCCCGGAGGAGCTGATGCAGATAGCCCGCACCGGGGCAGGGGAGGACGACATGCGCTACGCGACTGTGGCGTTCGAGCGCCTCGGCCTGCTGCGTGACCGGCTCAAGGACGTGCTCGGTGACGAGTTCGACCGTGTGCTGGGTATCGTCCTCACCAACCTGGAGGAGATGGCCCGTGCCGCATGATCCTACCGACCGCGTGGTCAAGATGTTCTGGCAGTCCTTCCCGGACCGCCAGTACGCGAGCCGCGCGCTCGCAGCCATCACGCTTGTCTCGCAGCGCCTCGGTCCAGTCGATGCCATCGACCTGATGCGGAAGATGGCGAAGGCTGTCGAAGGGAACGAGAAGTGTTCGATCCTCTCGGTGGCCCGTCCGCTCCACAACATCTGCTTGATCGGGCCAACACCAGCAAACCCCGGTGGGGTCGAGATGTTGGAGCACATCATGGATTTACTGGTAGACGAGCTGCGGGCGCTCAAGAAAGCTGCACCCGCAACCGTTGTGTAGTCTGATCCAACCCAACACTACCCGTAGCGGCTGGACAACTGGCCGCTACGGGTAGGATAGCCGGTCCAATCCGCCGCATCTCAGGAGTATGCATGCCCGACGACATCAACGTCGCAGCGACACGGGAGATCGCCGCCCGAACGAACAACCTATTCCTCCCCATCTACAACGATCCCGAACAGACCAGTCGCAAGTTCGAGGCTGATGACCCGGAGCGCGAGGCGCTGGATGCAGCCTTCGGTCGAGCGAGTGGGCAGTACGATGAGAACAACGAGGACCAGGCCACACTCGACATCTTCCTCTGCCTCGCAGACCACGTCTCAGAGTTGAAACTGATTAGCGTTCACCACGATCCGAGCACCGCAGATTTCCACTGGTCCCGCATGCGCTGCCTGTTCGGAGGCGTTGGCTTCAAGCACCACCACAAGATCGCCACCCTGCTCTCCTCCCTCTACCCGATGTGCGCCATGCGCCCGGACGAGACCATCGAGGAGTGGCGCACCGCGCTGGCTGAGGCACACCGTCTGTGCGGGTGGCCTGTGTCGCTGGGGTTGGTTCCGTGGGCTGAGCTACGGTTCGCCATACAGTTCGCACCCAAGGACAGCATCTTCATCCACGACTGGCACAAGATTGTCGCGTACATCCACCTGCTGAAACACCTGCGATTCTCACGGATCCACGGGTTGGTGGTCACCTACGAGGGCAAGGCCATCTTCGTCGATGCCCCCGATGGTACGAACCTCTGCACCAAGCGGCACCTCGACATGCTCGGGCCTGCGCTGGGCCTGCCACCGAACCGTGGGAAGCTAGCGCACCCACTCGCCGTGGCCGTGAACAACCTGCTCAAGTCGCTGCCCGTGTCGAACTATCTGGAGCGGCAGTCTCTCGCAAACGTGCCTGGGTTCGTGCTGGCTGGCCCGTGGTCCCGGCTGATGCCTGACCCGCAGTCCATGCACGGGTTCGTGCAGCATGGGATGCGGCTGACCAACGTGTGGATGGCTGAGAATGGGAAGGTGGAACTGGTTCCGGGCGGGACAGAGGAGATCATCGGCTTCGATTGGAACCTCAAGCCTGGGACTGCTGATGTCGAGGCGAAGATGCGGTACATCGCCAGCCTCCCGAAAACCTACGATACCTATGCTCGCCCGTCTGATATTTTCCTGCACGCTTTCCCGAACACGAGCTTCGAGCGGTACCGTTTGTTCCAGCCTGCGTTCAAGGCTGTCTTCGATTCCATCCTCTGCGCTGGGCTGATGCGGGTGGAGTGCCCGAGTTTGCAGCGGGAGAAACCCTTCATTCTGTTCATGCCTGCGGACCCGCAGCCCGAGGACGCAACCAACCAAGGCAAGACCTACGCCGCCGATGTGGTAGCCAACGCCTTCGTCCCCGGCATCGGGCGTGCTGATGCGGTTCCGACTTCGACCTCTGCCCCGGACATGCGCGCACTCGCTGCGGATGTCGAGCACTACGGCACGCTGAACATCGACGAGTGGGTGATGCCCCAGTCCGGGCAGCACTTCCTCTGCCACAAGAATCTGCAATCGCTGCTCGTCGGTGGGGCGGTCAAGATGGGCAAGACCTTCGAGAACGAGAGCTTCCCCGTCACCCTCAAGTATCCGCTGATCGCCAACACCAAAGTGTTCTACGTGCCGCCGGATCTGGTGAACCGTTGCTTCCCGGTGTTCATGGAGACGTTCACCGATGAACAGCGGTCGCGCGCCGACGTGCTGCATGAGGTGGAAGCAGGTGTCGTGAGCGTGCGCCTGCGGCTGGCGGCGCTGGGTATGATTGAACGCCTGGGGCTGGTCGATTACGTGAACGACGGGCGCTTCGGCACCACGAACAGCGGCTCCCGCTACTCGAACATCCGGGCCATGGCTATCCGCATCCTGCGTCAGCGTGATGGATTGCCGGACGTAGAGGCCACGCTCGCCATCGACTCGTTCATGGAGTCCTGTCGCAAGGCCATCGGCGCGCACACCAGGGAGGCCGAAAGCAGTGGGCTTCTCGCACAACAGATGGACGGTGACGGTGTGGTTGTCCGCGCCTATGCCGTGTTCTCTGAGATCGGTCCCATGCGGATCGAGGAACTGGTGCAGGTGGCCCGGCAGGAGTCCCCGGATGGTGGGGCGCATGGCCTATCCCCGACCGCAATCCTGCGTGGTCGCCTCACGATTGCAGGCAGCACCAACAGCAATCTCGGCACGCTGCTCACCTTCATCGGTGGCCGCACCCGCAACGTCAGCGACCGCGTGATGTCCCTCGCGTTCGCCCGGGATCTGAAAGCACTCATGCCACAGGTCGGAGCTGAGTGGTTGCTGCCCGACATCTGTGGTGAGCGCGGATGGAAGATGACGCGGATGAGCGACAACAGCGGCGCGATCCGGGTCCGTATCGAACAGGATGCACCCGCCACCCACCGCACACTCCCACCGGAGTAGGCATGCACTACCTCTACTTCGACATCGAGAGTTCCTACTCTCGGGAAGTGTCATTGTCGAAGATGACACTGCGAAAGTACATCGCCAGCTCGCACATGCTGGGCATCTCGTTCTCGATGGATGAGGAGGAGCCGGAGTGGTATCTTCCGGCTGAGTTCGAGGCGATTCTCCCACAGGTTGAGGCACTAGCCAATGACCCGGACTGGACCTTCGTCGCCCACAACTGCGCTTTCGATCTGCGCTACCTCCGGCACAAGTACGGACTGTCGCAGCCGCAGCATGTGCATTGCTCGCTGGAGCTGGCGTGCGGTGCGTGGCCCAATCATCCCGGCGGCTACGGCATCGACAACCTGACGCGCACCTTGAACCTGGGCCTGACCAAGCTGGGCGAGGGCACGAAAGTGATGGGCATGTCGCCCGAGATGTTGGCTGCCTACTGCAAGCAGGACGTGCGGATCTGCCGGGCGATTCATCAGCGGGCGATGGCCCGCCTGCATCCGAAGGAAGTGATGCTCGCGGAGATGTGCAACGCAGCGCGCGAGATGTACTTCGAGATCGACGCGGACAAACTTGCGACGGCACAAGAGGAGTTCGCTCGGGTGGCGAGCGAGTCCGTCGAGCAAGCGGTTCTCCTGTTGGGTGATGATGGGGCCAAGGCTTTCGGCATGGACGGCACCAAGGTGCGTAGCGTCAAGCCTGCCACCGTGAAGGCTCTGCTCCTGTCCGAGTTCGGCTTCGACACACAGAGCATCAGCTTCAAGAAAATCAACCCGACCAAGTTGTCTGCCGCTGCGCCCGAGGCGGTGACGGTGCTGCGCAGCACCGAGCGGGCGAACAAGTCGCTGTCCCATGGTCGCCGCATCTCCGCGTTCTCTGGTATCCCCGAGGTTGACGTTGAACTTGGGTATCATAGGGCGCACACGGGTCGGCTGTCCAGCCCGCAGCCCGGCGGCAAGGGCATCAACCTCCACAACCTGCCGAAGCGGGACAAGCGGCTGTCGAAAGCGATCCGCTCGATCTTCCGGCTGCCCGAGTGGGCATGCTTCGTGCGCGGCGACTTCGCCAACGTGGAGTACCGCATCGAAGGCATGCTTACCAAGAGCGCGCACGTCCGCTCACTGTTCGAGACGAACATCGGGGCCGATCCCTACGCTGCGTTCTGGTTGGCGGCGACAGGCAAGCTCGTCACCAAGGCCGATGCGGCCCGTCAGATTGCGAAGGCAGCGGTGCTCGGGCTGGGCTACGGCATGGGCATCCAGACCTGGATCAGCACGCTGCTCCTGGCGGTGGCTGACCCGACCTTCGGCGTCTCGCTCGCGGATCTGCGTAAGGTGTGCGAGGATCAGCATTGGGGTCCGCCCGCAGACGGTGCGACCCGCCGGGCCATGACCAAGCTCAATGCTCCGTGGGAAGTCGCGGCGGTGGCCTACCACACCCGCATCCTGTTCAACGAGATTCATCCCGAGTTCGGTCGCACCTCGCGCTGGCTGATGACCACGCTCGAACGGCTGAATCGCTGTGTGAATGCGACCGAGGCGAACCGTGCGCTCGACCAGCTCTACGGTCAGCCGAACGCCCCGGATCGTGGGCTGATTGATCTGCGTTGGGACGAAACCTTCGAGGGTCGGTCGGTGCGCGTGCGCTGCGGATTGTGGGACTGCCCAACCGTGACGTGGCGCGACATCGACGTGCGTCCAGTGGGCGACAACGGTGGCATCGCGCTGACCTCGATGGCGGGCAGCAAAGGCTACCGCGCCCTCTCGCCCAGCATCGTGATCGAGAATGTGGTGCAGGCCGCAGCACGCAACGCGCTGTGCGAGATGCAGCTCAACCTCAAGCGGAAGGGCTATGAATACCAGCTCTCCGTTCACGACGAGGCGCTTCTCGCTGTGTCCAAGGATGTGTCCGAGGTTATCAAGGCGAGAGAGGATCTTCTCGCCGCCAGCACCGAGATCGGCTGGGGCTGGGCAGTTCACCTCGATCCGACCGAAGTGAATGTGAGCCAGTCCATGTTTGAGTCTGATATGGGCACGCTGCTGCCACCCATCGGAGAGAAGAACGGCAAGCTGATCTACCCGCCGAACATGGCGTGGTGGGAAGCCCTCAAGACCAACCCAAAACTCTTGGAGAATCTGCCATGATTCTGTATCGGCTGATCGACTCACCTATCGGGAGCAAGCCGCTCATCGACGAGTGGACCGTGGTGAAGGAGACGCCGCACACCTTCGTCATCACTCTCTATGGTGAGGTGCGGCGGATCTACAAGCACGGGCACTTCGCCCACCAAACCAAGGAAGCGGCGCTGTTCTCGTACCGCCTGCGGAAGCAGCAGCAGGTGAAGATCATCACCGCGAATCTTACCCGGGCCAAGGAACGATTGGCCTGGGCCAGCGCACACGACCCACTCGACCTGGAACCCAAGCTGCTCCCATATCGCGGAGGACTGATTCGATGACCTGTCCCAACTGCTCCATGCCCACGCCACCGTGCCCGGTGTGCGGCAAGCCCATGCTCCGGTGCGATAGCCAGATGCCGCCCCTGATGAGTGGCCGCGTCCGCATCATCGACCACCGCTGGATCTGCTCACAGAGTGACGGTGCTGGCACCCGCCACATCGTTGATCTTCACTTCCCCCACAAGGAGAACTAACCCATGACCCCTTTCCTGCGCGGCTTCACTGTCGCTGGCATTTCCTTCCGCACTCCTGCCGAGCGGGCCATCGCGCTCTCGCTCCAGCCCGGTGACAAGCTGACGCTGGAGCCGGAGCCGACCAACCAGTTCGATCCCTTCGCCGTGAAGATCCTCAAGGATGGCGCGCACATCGGCTTCATCCCCAAGGACTGCTCGGCAGCGGTCGCCTTCATCCTCGCCAACGGTGGCGAGTACGAGTGCGTCTGCGCCGGGACGAACAAGTCCGGCTATCCCTCTGTCAATGTGTCGGTGGAGTGATGGACGAGTTCACTTCGGCACAGCATGAGGCGATCAAGGATCTCGACGGGCGGCTCGCCGTCGAGATCGAACGCCTGCATGCGCTGCCCCGCCACGCCGACCTGTCCCATGCCCTCATCAAGCTGGAGTCCGCTCGTCGCGGCCTCCAGGATGCGGTGAGAAAGATCATCCCCGTACCATGATCCCAGCCTTCACCTACCCCATCCCATTCCTGCCCAACACCGGGCCGCAGGCGCTCTCGTCTGCTGACCGCCCGGTCTGCGCTGCTGTATCAGCTCTCGCCAGCATGTTGTCGGATGGGGCGGTGCTCGGTGGCATTGCTCGCAGGCTCACCCCGGAGCAGAGCCGCACCGCGCTGGTCCGCTACCTCCACGACGAGGGCGTACCACAGAACCGGGTCCTGTCGTGGGCCAACTGCCTGCACGATCCGCGAGTCTGGAATGTCAACCGCCGCTTCATTCCGCTGTCCGTCGATGGGCTGGTGTTGTCCGAGTACCAGACCTATACCATCGCCAACACCACCCCAGCCGGGGCGGTCCTCAACCTGGGCTGTGGCCTGGGCAAGACGCTGCCTACTGCTGCGCTTGCTATCGCCATCGCCAGTGAGAACCCGGAGAAGTCGAAGCGGTGTTGGATCGTCTGCCCGGTCAACGCCTTCGGCGCGTGGCGGCGGTTCGTGCCCGCACTCAAGCAGGTATTCCTAGATGTGCAGATCATCTCGATGGATTCGCTGCACAAGGCGGTCGGCTGCGCGAACCTCGGCGGTGTCATCATCTTCGACGAGGTGCATCTGCTCGGGGAACCCCGTGCTCGTCGCACCAAGTCCGCGCACATCGTCCGCAACACCTTTGACTGCGGCTTCTGCCTCACTGGCACGATGAATCACGGCGGCATCCACAAGTCGCTGTCGATCCTCGACCTCGCCATCCCGGGTGCCTCGTGGTTCGGCAACCTCTGGCGATGCGGTGAATACTTCCGCTGCCTCATCAAGAAGAAGCTGGGCGCACGCACCGTCACCGGACTGGCTCGTCCCGTTGGCCCGGCCCGTGAGCTGTTCTTCGAGTTCATGGGTCGGCACACGATCACCATGACCAAGGCCAGCGAGATCGTGCGGCGTGAGATTCAGTTCCCGGATCAGCACCTCCACACCATCGAACTCGGGGACTGTTCCATCCCACTCGACACCCTGGCTGCCGACTTCGTGCGGGCCTACATCCAGGAGCACGGCAAGATCCCCGAAGCGTCGGCGGTCGCCCACGTTCTCGCTCGCGCGGGTGTTGACGAGAAACTGGACTACTTGCTGACGGAGATGGATCCACCCGGCGGTGAGTCAGTGGCCATCTTCGCGGGCTACACCGAATCGCTCGACGCTGCGCAGGCCATGCTCATCGAGAACGGCTACACCTTCGTCCGGGTGGACGGTTCGGTGACGGGCAAGGATCGCATCGAAGCGCAGCGCAAGTTCCAGGCCGGAGAGGCACAGGTCTTTCTCGGACAGGAGCACGCGGCAGGTATCAGCATGGACCTGTTTCGGTCCTGCATCTCCGTCACTCTCGACTTCAACTGGTCCGGTGCGGACTACGCGCAGATGCTTGCCCGCACCTGCCGTCGTGGTCAGACCGACGTCTGCCACCACCTTGATCTCGTCACCAACAAGTTCCAGCTCACGGTACTCAAGAAACTGCGCGAAGCCGAGAACTTCGATGCTCAGTGTGTAGAGTACAATGACATCCAACGCGCCCTCATAGGAGCCTACATATGCCAACCGACCTCATCGCCCTGACCCCTGCCTGCCCGCCGAGCATCATCGTCGCGCCGGAGGAGCTGGTCAGCAACACGGAACTCGCGGTGCTGGCGGTCAGCACCCTGCCTGCGCTGACCACCAACGAGGAGTGCCAGGAACGACGCGAGCTGCTGCTCGAACTCGCGGAGCTGGCCAAGCTGATCGAGGACCAGCGCACCACAGCCAAGGCTCCGTTCCTGGCGGCTGGCCGGGCCATTGACGCCGAGGCGCAGAAACTCTCCGTCCAGGTGAAGGCGTGCATTGCCACGGTAAAACGTGGCATTGCCGAGTATGCTATGGAGGTGGAGCGTCGTCGCATCCTGGCTGCCGGGGAGCAGGCCCATCACGAGACGGCTGCCCGGCTGGAGTCCGCCGAGACAGGGCAGACGCCCCGGATCGTGACCAGTGTGGTCATCCCCGAGGCTGCTCCGGTTCAGACCCGGACGGATTACCACGTCGAGATCGTGGACGAGTCCCTGATCCCACGTAAGTATCTGCGGGTGGACCCCATTGCGATCTTGGCTGACCTCCGCAGTGGCACCCCTGTCCCGGGGTGCAAGCTGGCGACTACCCGCTCTGTCGTTTCCCGTTGACACGGGCGCACACACAAGTATCCCTACTGGCGCACGCACAGGTGCGCCCCACTAATAGACCCAGGACCCGCTGTGCCGAGTCCACTTGAGGAGATAGCCGTCATGGCTTTCAACCGCATCCGGGCAACGGCTGCCGCCGCTGCTCCCCCCACCCCCACCCCCACCCCCACCCCCACCCCTGCTCCGGCCCCCGAGCCGACCCGCACCGTCGAGGCGACCGTCGTCCACACGGCACCATCCGTCCCGGCCCCGCCCGCCGCTCCTGCCACCTCCACCGCTGTCAGCATCAAGGACACCAATAACGGGGCGATGTCCCTGTTCGGTGCCGAGATCAACATGGCAGCGGGCCTGATCGCCGCGACTGATGTCCAGGACTTCGGCGGTGGCCCGGCCTTCCCGATCCTGACCGTCTCCGGTGGCAACGCTGGCGGCGCGTTCGTCCCGCTCTCCGGCACCCCGCAGGAGATCGCGGACATGCTGCCCCAGGGTCGCAAGCCCGTCGAGGGTGTGTTCCTGGCCTACCGCAACGAGGTGACCGCGTGGCCCATCTCCTACCAGGAGAAGCAGGCGGCAGGTGCGCAGCCCGAGGGTGCGGACAAGCCCGCGTGGTCCGTCGTCGTGCCGTGCATGAACGGTGACGCGAGCCGTCTGCTGGCCGAGGCGTGCCAGAAGTACCAGTTCACCAAGGGCGTCAACAAGCCCCTGTGGAACATGGCTGCTTCGGGGGTTGGGCACATCCGCCCGACGCTCCAGCTCCTCGTCTATCTGCCCTCGGTCGATGACGTGATCGTGGTCCAGACGGTGAGCCACTACTCGTCCTGGAAGCGGTCGCTCGATAACCTCAAGCGGCACGTCGATCCGCGCACCGGGGCGCTCTCGCAGTTCCCCTGCTCGATCCGCTCGGTGACCAACACCGAAACCATCGGACCGAATCAGGTGTCGATCCACACCTTCGACATCTCGGCGGTGATGAACGAGAGCGGCAAGGCGTGGTGGGATTCCTACGCCGCGTGGCGCACCAAGCTGGCCGACGCGCCCGATGTCCAGGCCTTGCTCAAGGAATGGATCATGGGCGACGACCGCAAGCTGACCGAGGAAATCCTCGGGCGGCTGGCCAAGGCCAAGACCCTCGGCTGAGTCTCCACGGTCTGATCCCCGGTAGCGCCCCGCGATCTCTTTTAGGGACCACAATCCCTTTCACCACGATTGAGTGGGAAGAATCGCATCAGGGAATGAAGATCCACGAACCCCACGCCGGGAATCCGGCGTGGGGCTAAGTGGTGTAAGACGACTCCACCCACACCCGAAAGGTGAACATGAATATCGTCATCCTCAACACCCGCGACCTCAAGCGCATCGGCAAGGCCCTCGACCGTGCCTCCGCTGGCCTGACTGTCGCCAAGCTGCTCGTCGTGAAGGCGGGCATCCGCACCATCACCGAGAAGATCAAGCGCCGGAAGGCCCGCAAGGTCCGTGTCCCGGTCGCTCGTTCGGTCAAGGGGAAGTAATATGCCATCCCCCATCATCAAGTGGTTCCACTACGAACACCTCTCACCTGAGGGGCAGGCGGCGTCGAAGCCGATCTGTGATGTGGCTCGCCACTACGAGGAGACGCTGCCCGACAGCCCCGAGAAGTCGGCGGGCCTCCGCAAACTGCTCGAAGCGAAGGACTGCCTCGTTCGGGCCGCGCTCGAAGCCTCGGGGAAGGTGAAGTAATATGCCCCGCGCCCCACGTTGGCGGTGCCGCGCCTCAGCCCTCGGCTACTACTTCTCCTGCGATTTCCGCGCCGCGTTCGACCGTGCGGTGGCCGAAGGATTGGTCGAGCTGGAGTCCGAAGCTGCCGCTGACGTGGCGGCGAACAAGACCTCCAGCCCGCAGGCAGACTTCGGAACCTGCGCGCACTTCCATCTCCAGGATGGGCTGCGCTGCGCGTTCCCTGGTCCGCCTGCGGACTTCGCGCCGGAGCCGGAGCAGAAGGCGAACGCGGCGAAGATGTGGAATGGCAGCGCGGAGGAGTGCGAGACGCAGATTCGCGCCTGTGCCACGCTCGCCGCCCGCCACATGCCCGCGACCCAGGATGGTCAGCCCTGGCTGGCAGAGAGTGAATGGTCCTGGGGCAAGTTCCTCCAGGGTCACATCGACTTTCTTTCTCAGGACTACCTCGACATCGTGGACCTCAAGACCACGAGCCGTCCGCCACCTGGGAACAAGATCAAGGCCGCACACCTCGCGCAGCTCACTGGCTACCGCATCATGGTCGCACAGAAGACCGGAGTGTGGGCCAAGCGCGGGCTGATCCTCTACGTCTCCAGCCGGAGCGATTGGGTTCTCCCCTGCCCGGTGAACTTCGAGACCGCCGAGAACGCCGAGTGGACGGTCCACGTCATGCAGTACCTCAAGTACCTGTCGAGCGCGGCCCTGTTCAAGTATGCGGTGCCGCGCATGGGCGATCATTGCTCCGACGAGTGGTGCCCGTACAGGAACATCTGCAAGAACAAGACCATCCCCCCTCCGGGGGCGATGCACGGCCTCACCTCTGCCCCACCCACCATGAACTTTGCAGGACTCATCCCATGAAAGTACACATCAACGTCTCGGTCGATCAGGAGTTCCTGACCTCGCTCGACAGGACGTGCAAGCGCATCGGCATCGACCGGAGCGAGTTCCTGTCTCGCTGCGCCCTGCTCGTCATGACCCGGCGCGAAGATGTCGTGCCGCCCATGCCTCGTGCCATCGACCCGCAGGCGAAAGCCTACGCGGACAGCAAGTTCCCCTCCGACGCATGATCTATGCGATAGACTGCGATCTGCGCGAGAGTTTCATGGTGAACCGGAACGGTTTCGCGTGGCGGGGAGCTACCCCCTGGGACGTGTGTCAGGGCCTCATCTATGGCCCTGACGACATCGTGCTGTTCGAGATCGCGTCCCCGGTGTCGTTCAACCGGGGGCACGGATCGAACGCGGCGATGACCCAGCTCGCCAAGTGGGCGCTCTGGAATGTCGCGTGGGCCGCGACCCTCGCCCGGCACGCCGAGGCAGCCCATCCTCCCGTGACGTTCCTTGTCGCCCCGTCGAACGTCTGGACCAAGGGCTACGAGGAGAAGACCCGACACAAGATCGCTGGCGCAGTCCAGAAGAAGAAAGACCTCCGCGAGTGCGAGGCCATGCTGTTCTTCCACAACCTGCACCCCGAAGACTGGGTGCCCCTTCACACCTACCTGGAGAGCTTCTAATGCCACGTCACCGACCTGACCCCGGGAACTTCCAGCTCCGGGGTAGAACATACACTGGCCTCATGATTGACGAACGTGTTGACGATGGCCGACGTTCCGCGAGTGAGCGTGAGGCCCTTCGGGCCGCGCAGAATCAGCTCCGGAACATGAATCCGCATGATGTTGCTACCTTCCAAGGTGTTCCCATGCGGTGGGACGAGAGCTTCGAGCAGGCCATATCCGACACCCTCCCGAACACGGCACCTGGGGCCATCAACTACGCGGCTGCTCGAACCCACGAAGATGTGGTGGACTCAACCGACTACATCCAGCGTGCTATTCGTGCGTTGCAGGGGGACAACGAACATCGTGCTCGTCTACGAGCAATGGCTCAAGCCCAGGCGCAGATGAACACGATTGAGCAGCGGTATCAGGAGGCGATGCGTCAACGACTCATGGCCCGGAATCAGGATCTATCGCCAGCGGGGGTTCGTAATCTTCGACCGCTGAGTCTAGCAGAACTGGCCGCTCGGTATCCACAACCAACCGAACCCGAGGCGTTCATCGACATCGAGCCGGAGGTGGAAGATGTCAAGCCATCGTGAAACGTTGAACCAGCTCAGAGACATGGGATTCGTTCTGCACCGAACTGGCAAGCACCACATCTTCAAGCACCCCGTTGGAGGACTTCTCGTATGCGCCGTGTCCCCGTCCGACAACCGCGCGAGTCGAAACATACTCGCCACCGCCCGGCGTCTCCTACGCCAGAAAGCACCAACCCCGTGAGCAACGATGCCCTCGCATACTATCGACGCCCCGCCGACCTTCTGGTTGGCGTATCTCGCCGCTCCAACAAGACTACGCTCTACGCCCGCATCGAACTCGCGGTCTCGGTCGCAGAAGCCTGGAAGCACGCGGCAGCGGAAGCGCAAGCGCAAGAACAACGGTCATACCTTGCGTTCCATGAGGCGGTCACTGACCCGCGTCGAACTCTCGACCCGCACCCTGCCCCAAGGACCCAGCCTGCTACCCGGAGGATCCGTCGTGTCCGATAAGACCTACACCTCGAACGTCGTTGTGCTGAACATCAAAGGGGTCATCGCTCGGGAGATGGTGGACAAGGCCAACATCCCGCAGTCGGTGATGGCTGGGCGGATCGCAGACAAGCTGGCGATATTCCTGACCCAACACTTCCTTACCACCAAGGTGCAGGAGGACGGCAGCGTGCTGTGTGATCTCAGCCTGTCGGTCCTCGTGAACGATCCACCGAAAGGGGTGGCCTGCACCCAGATCATATTCCGCAAGAAATCATGAACGTCTGCCCTGGCTGCTCCAAGCGGGTTGAGGATGGGGATACTGCCTGGGTGGTCGGCGGCGGGCAGGTGTGGCACGCATCCTGCCGCAACCAATACCAGCGATTCTACGGCCCCGCCCCGGTGGATCGGATGCGCGACGTGCCCCTGTCCACCGCCACTCTCATGCCCAAGGAATCAACCATGCCAAACCAACTCGAAGGTGCGATGGTGGCCAACCTCCATCGCTGCCCTCCGACCATTGACTACACGATCACCCCGAAGCGATTCATCCTCGACATCCCGGTTGAGGCGCTGGCGAACCTGAACGCCGACGCGCACACCCGGCTGCTCGCCATACTCAACGCCTGGATCACCGAACACACTCCGAAGCCCGTCGCTGCGGCGGCGAAGGACAAGCCATGAAAATGACCCTCATCGAATGGGTGCTTATTGGCGCGATCCTGACGATCATCGCTGCCATCGCCATCCCCTTTATCGTCAAGCCTAGCACCGGGGCGTTTGCGCAACAAACCACGAAGCCGACCGTCGAGCAGAAGATCGACGTTGGCTGGGGCATGAATGCCAAGATCATCGTGCTGCCGACCGGCGAGCGCGTGCTACTCATCACCGGCAGCGAGGGGCTAGCGACCTGTTGCCTGCTTCCACCGCTTGCACCGCCGACCGTCGAGAAAGGGCCGACGCCATGAGTCCATTCGCCCGTGAATTGTGCGAGCGCAGCAAGGATGATCGCGCCATCATCGTCGGCAGCGAGATCCGGCAGTTGGGCAACGAGATCGAAGCCGCCGAAGCAAAGGCTTCCCGCTACGACGAAGCCCTGCTGCGGATCTACCTGAGCGCCATGCCGCTCGGGAAGTACCACGCGAAGCACACCAACCCGTCGTGGTTGTATTGTGACGGTGTTGCCATTGCTCTCATCGACGCCAGCACCCCCTACAACAAGAACATTCCACGAAACGAAGGGCTGGTCGCGGCCCTGGTGCATCTGCTGAACGCCCGCGAACAGACGGAGATTCCCCGATGATCCTACTCGCGCTGACCATCCTCGTCACAATCTGTGGCCTACTCTCTGCGCTCTGTGTGTTCGTCGCGCTTTTGGCCCACCCGAAAGGTGGCCTCAATCGCGCTGTCGGCTCGGTGCTGCTCTACCCGATGCCGCCTCTGGTTATGATGTGGGTTCTCTATGGGATGCTCCCGTGAACCTTCTCCTCCTGCTCGGGGGCATCCTCCTCGGGATCCTCGGGCTGGCCGTCGTCCCCTTCCTGATTCTCTGCGCATGCCACGCGCTCTCGCTCGGGATCAAGTGGTTGGCCCGCCATGTCTGACGCCCCATACGGATACCACCCGGGCACGAAGATCCCACGCCGACGCCCGGAAGCGGAACACCACGGAGACGAACGTGGCACATGCAAGTTCTGCGGTGAGAAGGATCTGGTGTGGGAGATGCAGGGGACCCGGTGGAGGTTGGTGACCATCGGAGGCACGCCTCACGCCTGTGCGAACGACCCACCGAAGGTCACACCATTCTGGTGACGCTGAACCCGCCGACTACTCGGCGGGTTCGTCTGTTTTCCGGCCCTCGATCTCGTTCTCGATCCAGCGGCGCAGTTCGAGCAGGCGCGGGCGGTTCTGTTCCGGAGCCGACTGGATCGCCTTGAACGACAGCGGGCCGTCGAGCTGCCCGATGAGCGCACCCTTCACGGACATCTTCACCTCGTTGTCAGTGATGATGTCATCCCACTTCTCAGCCGCAGCGGCTTTCTTGTTGTGGGCCACGAGGCGTTCGATGGCCGAGTTCGCCAGCGTGTCGTCTCCGCTGCTGGCACTCTCCATGATATCGCGCACGACTCCTGCCTTGAGGTCGAGCTTGGCCTTGCCGACTTCCTGCTGGGACTCACGCATCTCACGCTGCGCCGCCATCGACGGGTCCTGGAACCCGAGCGCCGTCCCGGCTGGGCTGATCGTGGTGCCGTGGACCTTCCGTCCGCTGCGGTCGATCACGTCTCCGGTCTCAGCCTGCCGCTTGGCACGGTAGAGTGCGCCGACCGGAAGGCCGAGATCGTCGATGATGTTGGCCACCGCCTGCGCGGGGCGCATCTGCTTGGCCTCCTCGGACCCCTTGTCAGTGAGCATGTCCTTGGCGATGGCCACATCCTTGACCAGTCGCGTGACCGCCGAGGCCGGGACACCAACCATCTGCTGCCAGGAGGTCACTTCGGGTACGATGTTCTGGAGTCCGGTGCGCTGACCGATGCTCTCCAGTTCCGGCTGCTTGAGTGCGCGGCCAGCACCACCCTTGAGGATGTTCGCACCGAACTCGCCCGTGTACTGTTCGATGTTCTTGAATGCGGTGTTGGTTTCCTCGTTGAAGCCTTTGAGGTCCCCGCCTGCGGCGTTGACCATTTCACGGATCACGCTGTACCCCTGCTGCACGAACGGCAGACCAGCGATGCCGCCAGCCGCGAGCAGGCCCGTGAGCATGGCCATCGCAGCCCTGCGGTCTTCCCCACCCTGGGGCAGATTGCGGATCATCCGCAGCACGGTGCCCAGCGAGCTGACCTGGAAGTGCTTCATCGAGTAGAGCAGCGCACCGACCGGGGGCATGTTGATGTTTGTGCCACCGATCTTGCCCGCGCCGATGAGTGGGCGGTTCGCTTTGCCGTACTCGAAGTTCGAGCGGGAGATGGCGAACTCGACGAACGTCTGCCCAGCTTTGGGGCCTTCGGTCGGTCCCCGGTAGCCGTGTTTCTTCGCGTTCGCCCACCACGTCTGGTCATTCTTGTTCCGGTTGTACAGGTCGTAAGCGACCTTGGCCGAAGCCATGCGGTTCACGCGCTCCGTCTCCGCGAACGGTGACGAGGCGACCGCAGCGATCCTGGAGGCAAGGCCCTTGCCCTTGCCCGTCTCGCTGAACGCCTCGATCATGTTGTCGCCCAGCTCACCACGATCCGAGAGCGTCCGCAGGATCTTGCCGAACTCCGGGGCACGCTTCTCGTAGGAGAGAATCATCGCCTCCGTGGGAGAGAACTTCTTCCATGCTGCGAGGTTCTTCTGTGCGGCGGCGTGGAACGCGGCCCGTGGGATCGCGCCCAGGTTGTTGAGCATCGCCGCGCTGGTGCGGAGGTACACCGCAGGCGAGGCACCAAGAGCGATCATTTCCGGGGCATGGAACAGGACTGGCTGCGTCAGGTTGGTGAGCAGGGTCGCGGGCTTGAGTGCTGAGGTGCCGAAGAACGTCGCGGCCCGGATCAGGTTCGCGGACTTGCTCTCCGGGTCGAGCTGTTCGGAAGCGTAGCTCTTGGTGTAGTCCCCAAGCTGGCTCTTGCCGTTCTTCGACATCGCCTCCATCTGCGTATCGACGACGCGCTGGAACTGCGCGTTGCGGTGCGCCATCACCGAAGCGAGGTAGGTGCGCTGGAGCGACGACACATGATCCGTGTCGTACCCAGGGATGTCGTCGCTGTGCAGCAGGCTGCTGCGCGCTCCACGGGTGGCGAGCTTCGGGGCCACGCGCTGCATCAGCTCAGCCAGCCCACGCTCCGACATGCCTGCCCGCTTGGCGATGCGCTCAAGCTGCGCGGGCGTGGAGCCGAACTGGTAGGCCATGTCGATAGCGTTCTGCTCGCTGATCGTCAGGGCCGGAGGAGTCTCCGCGTTGCCGTACTTGGCCCGCACCTCGGCAGCGATCTTCACCGCTTCCTTCGCGCTCTTGGTGCGCGTCGAGAAGATCGTCTTCCCGTCCGCGTCCTTCGCGTAGATCACATACTTGCCCGAGGGGCGGCGGTAGGGCGTGTACCCGGGCTTGGCCATGTCATCGATGGCTTCCAGCTCCTCGGCCAGCGCCATCGCGGACGCGGCCTTCGGGTCCCCCGCCGCCTCCATCTCCTCAGCCTTCTGCTTGAACGCAGCGGTGTCCATGGGGTCGAACCCGGCCTGCTCGAACGCAGCATCTTTGATGTTCCCACGGATCGCGTTGACCATCTCACGCTGCTGGTGAACGGCCTGGATCTCCGTGTCGTTGAGTCCGCGTTCAGCCAGTTCCGCGTCGGTGTAATCCTTCGCGTCCCGCCGCTGCTGGTCGAGCACCGCGTTGACCTTCGCGCGTTCTGGTCCCTGGAGGGCCATCAGCTCCGGGGTGCCGTGTGCGGCGATGGCGACATCCTCGTGGATCGAGCGCGTGCGCTCGGTCGCCGCGTCCTTGACGGGGGCGAACTCCGTGTGGGTGTTGGCGAGGTGCGACGGAAGGACGAACGACGCCATCGCAGCCGAGGCGAGGTCTTCGCCAGAGATGCGGACATCCGTGGTCATCCGCGCCGCGTCACGTTCCGCGTCCAGTTCAGCCATCGCCCGGCGCAGTCCCTTCGGGGTGTTCCACGCCGCGACCGCCCGATCCTCAATCGCTTTGAGAACCTTGTTGACAGGGGAGTTCGGGTTCGGTGGGCCACCGAACGAGACGCTGCCGCGCCGGGACTTGTTGCCGGACAGGAACGAGCCGGGCTTGGCGTCTGCGGCCATTGCAGCGGCAACCCGGTCCGCATCCACGTCCGTCATCTCACCGGCTTCGATCTTCGCCTCGACAGCTTCGAGGAGCTTCTGGCCCTGGAGGGTCGGGTCGATGCCGAACTCTTTGAGGACCTTCGGCGTGCGTGGCTCGCGCGGCGTCTCCGGGGTCTCGACCACCGGAGCCTCGTCCGTCGCGGCCTGGATCTGCCCCTTCTCCTGCACGCGCGAGCGCAGGCCCGCGAGCGTGTCTTCCTGGTCGAGCATGACCTGGGCCTGCTCCATCGAGAGCGTCTTGCTGCTTTCAATGGCTGCACGCCGGGCCTCCGGGTCGTCTGACCATGGCGTGCGCGACCGCTGGAACAGACCACGCAGGTTGTTCTCGACGGTGAGCGCCTGCTCCTGCTCGGCAGCCGTCTCGGCTTCGAGGCTCGGAGCCGGAGCGCCGAACTTCTCCTGGAGATCGGCCAGCGCAGCGGCCTTGTCCGGGAACTTGGCCATCCGGTTCTGCGCACCCTCCCAGGTGTCGAGCGGGTTGCCGTTGGCATCGAGCACGCGATCTGGCACGCCGCGCCGGGACGCGCCGCCCTTGTGATGCCCCCACTGGACCCACTCACCCGAGGGGAGCTGGCCCACGCCATAGGTGCGCGGCTTCCCCTTCTCGGGGGTGAACGTGACCTGATCGTCCTGGGCGTCGGACACTTCGATGTCCTGCCGGTTGCCGATGGCGACCCGGCGCGTCGGCCCATTGGTCGGCTCGATGGTGGTCGGCGTGCGGGCCACGCCTGCCTCCTCGACTGCCGGAGCGGGGGCCTTGGCCGGAGACACAGCCGGAGCTGGAGCTTCGGACACAGGTGGGGTGTCCGCTGCCGGATCGGCCCAACCCAAGGTACGAGCCAGTTCGGACTCTACTGCCGCTGCCTCGTCGGCGGGGGCCGTCTCCCCCGTGGCGAGGTCCTGACTGAGAGCCTGGACTTCGGCCTCTGGAGCAGCCTCCGGGGTCGTTTCCTGGGCGATCTCGGGCGTCGGGGCCATCGCCGCCGCTGCGGCCTCGCCCTTCGTCTTTGGGGCTGCTTTGGGCTTTGGCGCAGCCTTGGGTGGCGTCAGGGACAGGCCCATGGTGTAGGCCATCCGGCGATCCCGGTCTAGCGGGTCCTCGGCGGGGGCCTGTTCGGCGTCCGGGTCCGTCTCGGGGGCGACCTGGGTGGGTGGCGGCTTGACCGCCTTCCCAGGGGTCAACCCGAGCGTGTACGCCATCCGGCGTGCGGACTCGACATCCGTGTCAACCGGGCCTTCCCCAGCGGGGACGCCCATCTCAACGGGCTGGGTGGTGCTGGTGGGGGGCGGCTTGACCGCCTTCCCCTTGGTCAGCCCCAGCTCCTCCGCGAACTTGCGGCCCTTGGTCTCCTCGGCGCGGGCAGCTTCGATCTCGGCCTGCTGCCGAGCCATGTCCGCCGCATCGGCCTCGGCCCGCATCCGGGCCTCATCCTGGGCGACTTCCTCGGCCAGCGCGGCGCGTTGCGCCGCCTGCTGGGCTTCGATGGCCGGAGCGTTGTCGAGGTCCATCTGGCGGGCGACGGACTCCTGCATGGCCTGCTCATAGGACTGCGCGCCCTCCGGCGTGGGGGCCTCCTGCTGGGCCAGCGCAGCGACATCCTGCTCCTGGGCATCAGCGGCGAGCGTGGGCTGCTGGTCGATGAGTGCCTGGGCCTCGCGCGCAGCGAGCACCGACTGCGGAAGCTGCGACTCGATGAGCTTCCCGCCGACGCCTTCCCCCTTGCCACTGCGGGTCCGCAGGACGCCGAACAGGGGATCGGCCTGGGTCGGGGGCAGGGCCGGGACGTTGCTCATGTCCGGCGTGGCCGGGTTGAGGATCGACCGGCTTCCAGGAACCTGAACGCCGAGCGCCTGGGCCTGCTCAAACGCCGCGAGCTGGTCTGCGATCTGGTTGGAGACATCCGCCCCAGGCACCTCGGCAAGCGCTGTCTCGTTGACCGGCGCAGGGGCCACGGACCCCTCGACCTCAGACGACGGGAGTGGAGCGAGGCCCTGCCGGATGCGGAGCGCGTTGAGGTAGGACTTCTGCGCCGCGTTGGTGAGGTCGATACCAGCCTGCGCCGACCGGGCGAAGCCCGCTCCAGCCATCTCGGACAAGCCGCCTTCGACCATGGACCGTGGAACATCCGCGAGGGTCTGCCCCGTGGTCATCGTGGTCTGCAAGCCGCTGGCCAGCGCACCTTCCCCACCTTCACCAAGGATCGGGAAAATGCTCCGCAGGCCGGGCTTCGTGAACCGATCCACGAACGGCTCGAAGCGCCCACCGAGACGAGTGGCGAAGGCTTCGGCTAGGGACTGACCAGCGAGCTTTGCTCCCTCCTCGGAGAACATATCGATGCCCGGACCCTGACCGAGCCGTGACATCTCGTTGGCCATCGACGACGCGCCGACGCCCGCAGGCATCGCCCACGGCTCCAACCCCTGGGCGAGACGTTCACCACGCCCGAGGACCCCAGCCTTGGTGAGAAGACTCTGCCCGGCGTAGCGACCGAACGCACCGGCACCGCCGGACTGGATGAGAGACGGAACGACGGCTCCACCCATCTCCGCGTACCGCTCGCCTTCCGTGGGTGGGGCGAACTGATCGCTCCACGTTGCCATCCCGCGCTCGCTCTCCCGCGATGCGGCGCTGATTGGAGACGACGGCCCCATGAGGCCCCCGAGCAGATCCATTGGAGCCTTGCCTGCGCCTACGGCCCCCTTGAGCGCCGCGAGCCACTTGCCCTGCTGATCCTTCGTGGACTTCCCCGTGCCAAGCGCCTGATGCGCCATCTCCAGGTGTTCGACAGGATCCGAACCGAAGTGAGACGAGAAATGCCCCGGGGCAGTCGGACCGCCGAAACCCGCCTGGGCCGCTTCCTCGCGCGCACGCTGCTCTTGCTCCCGCTGCGTGTTCTCCGTGACCCACGCTGCGAGATTGTACGCGGCCTGCTCATCCTCGACCGCTCGCTCGGCATCGCCCGAGAGTGGGGACTGCTTCAACAGGCGACGATTGTCGTGAAGCTGCTGCCGGGCACGCGCACGCGCCCACATGAGCGGGTCTTCTCCGGGGCGCGGACGCGGCGAGGTGGTACTGCGCCATGTGAACCCGTTCAGCGGCTCCATCCCATCGTCGATGGGAGCGGGCTTTGGTGTGGGTTCAGTAGCGACCGGCGGCTGATCGAAGTCGTCCGGCGGCGCGTCGAAGTCGTCAGGCATGGTTCACTTCCCCTGCTGCTTCGCAGCCCACCGTGCCTCGAACTGCTCCAGGGTCCAGCCGTTCTTTTGCGCGCGCGACCACGCCTCGGCTTTCGCGGGATCAGTAGCCGGAGCACCAGCGGGAGCCGGGGGCGTTCCCATCGCACCTGCGACCTTGAGACCCGGTGTCACCGGAATCTGTGTGGCACGTTGGGGGGTGTACTTTCCATCAGGTGATGCCGCGTACCCCGCCCGGGCCATGTAGTCTGCGACGGCCTGCTTGCGCGCCTGCTCGATGGCGGCTTTCTTCTGTTGGACAGCAGCGGCTCCAGTCGTGGTGTACATTTCCTGGAGGGTCGGAACGTAGTCCTTGTACTTGGCCACAGCGATGCGCTCGGCATCCGCGAGGGTGTCGTTGAGTTCCTTCACCGCAGCCAGTTCGTTCTTGCCATCGACGGACCCGGACTTCCGGCCCCAGCCGCCGACGACGCGCATCCCGGTCTGGAGAATATCACTGCCTTCCCCAATCAGCTTGCTGGCGAACTGCTGGCCCTGTGTGAGCGCGGTGCGCCCGAACGCGCCAGCGTTCTCAGCCTTGACGCGCTCCATCGCAGCCGTGTTCCCCTCAGCCGCGATCTTCTCCCGCGAGCCGAGGCCCCGGGCGAACTGTGACTCCTCGGCTGCCGCTTTGGCCGCAGCCGCCTCGGAGGCGTACTTGCGCTCAGCGCGACGGTTCATCGCGTTCATGACCGCCGAGCCGAGGTCATCGAGACCCGACATGACGCCGCCCGGAGCGAGGATAGAAGCAGGGTCGAAGCGAAGTGCCATGGTCAGGTCCTATGCGTTTGCGAGGTATGATCCGGTCTCGGTCGGACCCGGAGGAGCGCCTGGGCTGGCCAGCCCAGCGGTGATCGCCATGCCGCCGCCCTGGGTGCCAAGGCCACCGAGGACGTTCATCCACTGGCCCTTCTGCTGGGCGCTGTTGAGGTTGTTCTGCATCGCGGCGGTTTTCTTCTGCCAGTCGAGGTCACGCAGAGCGCGGGCGAGGGCGAACCGCTCCTGCATCGTCTTCCCCTTACCGCTGCGCAGCAGCTCACCGAGCGACAGGCGGGTCTGCGCCCCGCGCTCACGCTCATCGATCTGGCGCGTCTCGTAGTCGGCCATCAGGGCTTCGGCCAACTTGGCATTGCGGTCGGCGGTGATCCCGCCCTGCATGCGCTCCGCGTCGATGCGCGGCTGGCCACCGTAGGCGAACGCGGAGTCCATGCCCTGCGTCTGCCGCCCGATGTCCGACAGAATGCCGGTCTGCCGCTGGCGGAAGCCGTCGTCGGTGCCGGGACGCTGAGCCATCGAGAGCTGGTTGAGGTAGCCACCGATGCCGCGCTGCCGCTCATCAGCCAGCCCGTACAGGAGGCCCTGCTCCTCGCCCAGCGCCGCGCGATCTTCCCCAGCCTTCGCGTTGACCGCGTTCTGGTAGTCCTTGAGCGCCCGCTTGGTCGCCTTGTCACGCTGGTGCGTGCCATAGAGGTTCATGGCGGTGCCAACGCCCATCATCCCCGCGCCGATTCCCATGGTGAGGGGGTCCATGTTATGCTCCTGCTCCACGGTGTTCGATGTAATACCCGAGCGGCTTGCTTGCCGCGCTCATCGCCCCGCCGAGCGCCTGCGAGTAGCCCGTCGCGGCTGCGCCGCGCTGAGCTGAGAGCTGGCTCTGCACGGCTTGCTGTTCCTGGAGCAGCTTGCCCTGGTTGCCGATCCCCTCAAGGGTGCGACTGAATGCCGCAGCGGTGTTCGGGTCATCGGCGTAGATGAGACCCATCAGCGCCGCGCGCTGCTGCTGGTCGCCCAGGCGGTACTGCTGTGCCCGCTGATCGAGGCCCGACTGGAGTCCCATCGCTGCGGTGTCGCGCCCGCGCCCGAGCTGGCCCTGCTTCTCGACATCGACTGAGCTGCCCTGCATGCCGCGCCGCGCCTGATTGAAGGCATTGTCGCGCTGACCGATGCGGTACTGCTCCGCGATGCCTGCGAGGCCCTGCTCACGCTCGGCACCCATGCGCCGCGCGCGGTCAGCAGCCCGGTTCGGATCCGCGAACATCGCGTCTACCTGCCGCGCCTGTCCGGCTCGCTGGCGACCCATGAGGTACTGCTGCGCCCGCTGCTGGAACTGCGTCATCGCGTTCTGCATGGCGTCCTGGTCACCCATGTCGCCGCCCGCATACAGGGCATTCCGCAGCTCGCCTTCAAGATCCGCCCGAACGTCCGCGCCCTGCTGACCGAGGCGATCACCGAGGCGACCCATCTCACCAAGGCGGTACTGCTCAACCGCGTTGCGGCGCGCGTTCTTGGCGTCCTCCTGCTTGCGCTTGTTCTGGTTGCCGAAGAACGCTCCGCGCGCGATGCCGAGTGGCCTCGTGATCGGATTTGTCATCAACCCTTTGGCTAGCAGATCACTGCCAAACGTGTCGCCCTTGAGCGAGTTCCCCCACACCGACGAACTCGGCGCGTAGAACTGCTGCGGCGACCCCTGGAGCATCCAGGGGTTCTGCTGGCCCTGCGGCGCGAAGCGATAGTCGTCGTATGCCATGGCTTACTTCGCCTTGATGATGTAGTTCAGGACGTGGTACGGCGGCACGGTGTTGTGGGCCTCGTCGTTGCCAGCGTAGCCCGGCGTGGCGTCCCCCGCGAAGGCCCCAGCACCACTATCACGCTGCCGATGGCTTGGCCCGCTCGGGTAGACACCGTGGTCGTGACGCGCCAGCTCAGCTTCGGTGAGCCGGTGCTTCTCCTCGCCACCGATGTCTCCCACCGCGCGGGTGGTCGCGTCGTAGGTGTCGCCTGCGGACTGCGACGGCGGGTTGACGATGCCAGGAGTCTTGCTCTCGGTGCCGACGCCAATGACCACACGACCGCGCAGATCGGGGACGCGGAAGTATCCTGCGGGGAGCTGGGCGAACGCAGGCAGCGTCGGGTCAGCCGCGCGCACCGGATTGACCTTGATGACCGCACCCGCCCGGATGCCGGTGCCGCCGGAGACCAGGGTGATCGTCGGCTCGCCGCCCGAAGCGTTCGGGCCGTCAGTGACCAGGGTGGACAGGACGACCGAGAACGTCGGCTGGGCAGTCGGTGCCGCGCCACCGTCCGTGTTCTCGCACACGATCTGTGGGATGTGCTCGTAGCCCTGCCCGACGACGTTGACGGGCGGCAGCGTGGTGATGACGCCTGCGGTAATGTCGCCGCTCACCAGCGCCGGGAACTTGGTAGTGATGCAGCCCTGCGCAGGCAGACCGGGGGGCTTGTACGCTCCTCCAAGCAGTCCGGTCAGGATCGGGTAGGCCGCGTCTGAGTAGGCCGAGCCGTCACAGACCAGCCACTCAGCCGCAGGCGGCACGCTGCCGACGAATGGCAGCACCACACCCACTGGAGCCGCGCCGCTGACCGAGATCGCACGCAGAAGCGAGCGCACGTTCACCGCGTCGAGTGGCTGGTTGAGATCCGGGTCTGCGAGGTTGTAGCCCTTGTTGTTGCCGAAGTTCAGCGGCCCGGCCATCGCCGTCGTGCCGTCGCGCTTCATGTAGAACCGCTGGAGGTCGCTCCAGGTGGCAATGAATCCCGCGATCTGGCGCACCGTGACGAAGTCGCCGTCAGCCACGCCGTCTGCGGCATTGGTGATCTTGAACCCACTCAGGTCCCAGTCGGCGGTCGCGGCGCGTGAGCCATCAACCTTGAAGTAGAGATCGAGGTCGCCAACAGCGGTGACGAAAGCGTCTGCCTCCGCAGCGAGTTCGGCCAGGGCGTCCTCGACGTTCGTGGCATCGAGGATGCCCAGGGCATCTTCGATCCCGATGAGCGAGGCCCCGTCGCCAGCGGCGGTGCTGGCAAGCTGGGTCAGCAGCCCCGCGCCCGGCTCGAAGGCCCACACGACGATGGGGTCACCGGAACCAGTCGCTACCGGGAAGCTCACTTCGAGGAAGCCACCATCGTCCTGCACGCTGGCGAGCTGGCCCGGGCGGTACACCGTCGAGCCGATCATCACCAGCACCGAGTTCACGGAGAACGCGGGCTGCCAGGGGATCGTGGTGGTGTAATCGAGAACGCCGGTTGTCGTGTCGGTCCAGGTGCCAACCAGAGCGGCGGCGAGGGGCGAAGCCACGTTCCGCAGGCGACCATCGGCGCTGGTGATCGCCTTGACCCGGTCACGCAGCATGCCGACGACGACCTGAATGGTGTCGAGTTCGGCGTCGAGCTTGGCCGCATCAGGGGACTCCAGACCGTTGTTCTTGTCCCGGTTGAAGTTGAAAAGGCGCTGGTACGGAGGGGGGTAGCTCATGTCAGAATCCCAGGTCGTGGTAGGTCAGTTGCAGGCCCGCGAAGCGCCACGGACGCTTGCCTGTGAACCGGAACCCGAACGTGCGCGACAGCCCGCCGAGGAACACCCGGTTGATGTTCATGGTTGAGCCACGCAGCGTCGGCCCGTCGATGTAGTAGTCCGTGCTGTCAGGCTTGAGGTAGCAGCGCACCGTGCAGGTGCCTTCCTGGTTCACTTCGAGGAAGTCGGCCCGCTTGTTCACGAACGGGTTCTTGCCGTGGATGTCGTTCAGCACCAGCTCGAACTCGGAGCCGTCGTCATAGTCCGGGTCCATGACGTAGAGCCAGTCGTTCGCGCCGCGCATGTAGGTTTTGCCCAACAGCTCGACGATGGCGACGATGTCCGTCTCCAGCTCCCAGGTGGTCCAACCCATGCGCTTCGACTTCGGGCTGTAGCGGTAGGCGTACACGCGCGGGCCGAACACGCAGAGGTACTGGCCGCGCCGCTGTGACCACAGCGCCACACCGACCTCGCCCGTCTCGTTCTTCGCCAGCTCGTCGATGGGTCCG